GCAGAGGTGAAGGCTCTGGTGAAGGCTCAACAGTGGGCTCTGGTTCAGGAGTTGGATCTGGCGTCGGTTCATCTGTGGTTTCGGAATCTGGAGTTGGAGTGGGATCGTCTGGTTCAGTTTGCTCAGGCGATGGCTCAGGCGTAGGTTCTGGAGTTGGTTCTACTGTAGGTTCTGGCGTTGGCTGTGGTTGATTTGCCATAGCGGCAGCAATAGCTGCTTGAATTCTTTGTTGTTCTTCAAATTGCCAAGTTTCATTATATAGTTCCCATGCATCATCTATTGCATTATTTAAATCAATGATAGATTGATCATAGGTTGATTGTGTATTATTTTTAGCAGTTAAAGCATTTGCTGTATTTGTTACTGCAGTATTATACGAATTAGTCTTAGTTGTTAATGTTTGATTGTATGTAGTTAATGTAGAGTTTGCGGTATTGTATGTAGCAAGTTTGTTATTATAATCTGTCTGTGCCGCCGCCTGTGCAGTTACTGCTGCATTATATGCGTCAATTTGTGATTGTGTTGCACCTACACCATAAGAAAATGTATTTAGATTACAACTAAATCCTATACCCCAGCCTCCAGTATAATCACATCCCGCTCCTGTCCAACCCCCAGGAATTGCCCATCCAAGATGATAGTAACCTGGGCCTCCACCGTTATACCACCATATTTCTACATCTAATGTTTTGTCCTGACTAACATTATAAATTGGAGAATACTCACTCCAGGAAGATCCTTTTTCTACCCATTCATCAATTGCAAGCTGTCCGTCTATATACATTCTAAATCCATCATCTGTATATCCAGCAAAATATGTGGTGGTCCAATGAGAAGGAACCGTAATCTTTCCAGTAAATTTAACTATAAAGTTTTCATAATAACCGCATACTGGTGGCTGCATTGAATTTGAATTCCATACTCCAGTACATATAACTGAATCTGGTATTGCTACGCCGTTCCATCCTCTTGTAAGATGGTATACAGTATATTGTAGTCCTTGATTGCCAGCATTTTGAACTGCTGATTGCGTTGTTTGTAGATTTATATTTGCTATATCTAAAGCATCTTGTGCATCATTTTTATCTTCTAAGGCTGTTGCAACTATTGGAGTTTGGTTTTCTACAGCAGTTTGAGCTGTATTTTTTTCCTGTAATGCTGTTGCTTCTGCTGCTAACGACGCATCATATGCATCATAGGCATCATCTCTAGCATCTTTTGCGGCTACTGCATCATCGTATTTATCTTCTGCTATATCTATAAGGGCTTGAGTTTCAGCTTCTTCATTTAGATTGCTTACTTTTTCATTTAGCTCTTGTATTTCTTGAGCGGCTAAGCTTAGAGGGTCATCGCTATAAGAAGCGGGTGTGAGAAATAGCCAACCAAACCCTAAAATGGCGGCTAATGACAATCTCCATAACTTAGTCCTAGTCAACTAATAACTCCTTGTTATAAATCTTATAACAAGTTAATTATATCATTGGACTACTTAGCGTTATCTGTTTTGTAAAAGCCAGAACCCTTAAACTGAATTCCAAATGTACCAAACTGCTTAATCATTGCAGCACCACACTTGTCACAAAGCTCAACCATTGCTGCATCATTAATAGACTTGTTAACTTCTTTGACGTGTTCACAAAGTACACACTTGTAGTCATATGCAGGCATTACTTACCGCTTTTCTTTCTCTTTTCTGCAAGGGCAGCAAAGTCTTTTACCTTAGTATCACCCATGTATGACCAAGCGTATCCATCTTCTATCATTTGCTCATTAATAGATTTTAAAGATCCATCTACGAATAGCCAGCCTAGAATTCTTCCATACTTTTCTGAAGAGTCTGGGAGCTCTGTTTTAATAACAATATCAGTGGCATCTTTTAACTTTGACTTGATATATTCTTTTGATTCAAGTCCAAGTGTTTTTTCGAACTTATCTTTGGTGCGGGATTCTGGAGTATCTATGCCAGCAAGCCTAACTCGTTGAGAGTATGAAACATTAAAGCCAAGGTCAATATCAACATCGATGGTATCTCCATCTACAACTCCTACAAGCTTTTTTACACGATATTCGTACATATTTCTCCTAAATTTTTAGGAGCAGTTTTTTACAGTCATGCTCAGGACTATACCAGTTATTTTGAGTCGCTGTCTCCCCCGACTATCCTAGGCAACTATGCCCAAGATCATTATACCTTATTTGACTTTGATTGTCTTTGGCTTTTTCTCTTCTGGGACGATTCGTTCCACATGAATATTAAGAAGGCCGTTCTCCAACTGAGCACTGGACACCTCCATATATTCTCCGAGAGCAAAGGTGCGAGTAAATTTCCTTGCAGCAATTCCTTTATGAATTACATGCTTTGGAGCATCCTCAATATCTCTTTCACCTTTAATTACAAGAGTTCCATTATCAACCTCAACGGTTATATCTTCCTTGCTAAAACCTGCTACTGCAAGGCTAACAATATATTCATTTTCATCAATTTGAGCCACGTCATATGGCGGATAAGATTGATGTGTTGCTGTTGTATGAACTGAATTTAGGCGATCAACCATATTGTTGAAGCCAATAAAAAAGGGATCCTTGAAAAGGTCCCATGTATATGTTGTAACCATTTTATTCCTCCTTCAAGCGAATAAATTAATATATGGGCCCCGAATGGCGACCCATATATATTATAGCAAATAGTTTTTATTAGTAAATCTTTTTCTTTTTATCCTTCATTTTTTTAGCATCTGCTTCTGAAGCATACAAGGCTCTCATGTGTGCCTTAGCCTTTGTTTCAGACTCATGGCATCCAACTAATTCCCCGTCTTCTTTTACTACTGCATAGCCCCTGCATCCCGCAGCATTTCTTTTAATATTCCAAGGCATGATTCCTCCTAATTATTGGGCAAATCTTTTTTGTCCATCTCAATTATACCAAATTCTTTTGATCTCTTTTTGCCCTCTTCGCTTAACTTAACATGAGCTTCTAAATTTTCATCATAAGTTACATCTAAAAGACCTTCTTCAAACATCTTAGTTAAAGATTGCTCTATATGAATTTGATGGGCATGCCATAACTCTGGCGCTACTACTTGTGCCCTTTCGCATATTTCATATATAAATTCTCCATCTGGGTCTATGCCTGCAACTTCTACCGCACCTATTTCTAAATAGTGTTGTAGTCTACCATCATCATCGTCAAACATTTTTCTCCTTTGTGCAGCAAGTAGGACTTGAACCTACGACTACCCGATTATGAGTCGGGGGCTCTAACCAACTAAGCTATTGCTGCTTAGTGTCTAATTGTATTGTCCCGTCCTCATTCTTGTCAATAGTATCTTCAACTATTTTTTGTACGTAATCAGAAAAATGTTTACGTATACTTCCTGGCGGTCTATTGCCAAGAGATTTCCATAGTCTCTTATATTCTATCACGTTTGCGAATGTGGTGGGGCATAGCATTATATTATTGTATTCTTTTAATGTCGTAGGAAGTGGAACATGCTTTCCACAACACTTGCATTCCTTAGCCTTATCTTGATATATACTCATAATATTTCCATTCTATCCAAAGCCTCTTCTAGTTGTTGAGGCATCCTTGGAGCACGTATCATATTTTGTACATATACATCTTCTCTTTCTTCATATTTAAGCGAGTCATATGTATGAACTTCTACTTCTCCAAAAACATCAAACTTACTTCTGCTTATTGCATTATATATAGATCCACAAACTGCGTCCGCCAAGTCTTTAGATCCTTTTCTTGGGTGGTCCACCTTATCCCTCATAATTCTTAATTGTAATAATTCGTCTATAAGAAGCTTTATGTTCGGACCAGTTAATCTTTCTTCTAGAATAACCATTGCCATATCATCATAATGTTTCTTTGCCACCGACAAAGTTTCTGTGTTGATTCCATATTGCTTTAATTGTTGCATCATGTCATGCGAATTCCAACGGTCAAAAGTACATACTCTTATATTAAATCCAGCAGTTCTAAGTGCTAATATATAATCTTTTACTTCTGTAAAATCCACAGACTTATCTGGTGTTGGAGTCCAATATCTAACTGCATCTACCTCAACTATTGGAGCAGGCTGAGAGTATGTGTCAGTAACTTTTATATTTACCCATTTGTTTACATGAGACATTGCAACTGCACAGTGGTCGTGCTTTTGAGCAAGGTCTACATGCAAGAAATATTCTTTATCTGGGTCTGGGGCAAACCAAGGTTCAAGTCTTCCAAATTTATCAATAGCCAAAGCCATATTACTAAATGCTTTTTCTACCTTTTCTCTTGATTTAAAGAATGCATCTACTGCTTCTGAAGGCATGCATGCAAATCTTCCCAGAGCATCTGGCATGTTTTTATAAAATGCCACTTTAAAATCTTCAATCTTTTTTGTAGGATTGACTTCCCATGTTGGTCTTTTTAAAGCAAATACTCTTGGAATGTTATAGGAAATAATATGATCTTCTTCCCATTCAACGGTTATTTCGTTTCCTTCTATTCCGTCTGGTAATGAGTCATCCATTTTTAATACTTTAGTTTTAACTAAAGTTTCTTTTTCTGCAATGACTGACTCATAAAACTTTTGGATAGGATCATTTTTAAATCGTGGGAAAGAAAGCAAAATAACTTTTCCAAAGTCTGGAAAACGTGAATCAACCGAAGCCCTATACATATCATATATAGCGTCTGCTGTTTTAGCCTGATCATGCCCAGTTGTATTTTCTGTAGCAAAGCCTGAGATCTCGTCTAGGACTACAACTATTACGTTATAGCCTTCCCATGCCTCTCGCTCTGAGTGACCAGAATGAACCGTTACTGCTTTATTAAATTTCATCTCAGAAGCCTTGGCTTCATATTTTCCAACAAACCATGGAGAAGAGTCTATGCGTGTTTTAAAGCCTTTGAAAAAAACATTGTTTGCCTGTTGTGCGTTGATAGCAATATTTAAAATGTCTATTGAGTCTCCAGGTGGCTTGCCGTAATATGTAGCTGGGTCCTTCAGGCACAATAGTAAATATACTATATAGCAAACAGATATAGTGGAACAATAATCTTTACCACTACCCTTACCAAGCTGAGCAATAACTTCATTACATGTTTGTTTAAATCTACGTTTTCCTTCTTCTTCCCCAAATAATTTTATAAGGGTAGATTCCTTGTAGATTTGGCTGCTCTTCTCAATGAGTGTATACTGGTGCTCCGAAAGCGGAGGTAGTGCAAGGTAATCTTGTCCCGTAACAAATGTTCGTAGATCGACTGGTCTCTCATCAAATTCCTCTCCGTCGAGGATGTCTATGAGATCATTAAAATTAAGATCCACTAACTTCCTCTATAATTTCAACTGGTTCAACTATCCCAGTTATTTGAGATAGACGTTTAGCAACTTCTAATTTACACTTTGGACAACTTGCTGTTACTTCTTTTAGAATCTTTACAAGGATGTCTTGCTTCCGCTCAGTTTCCGCCAACTGGGTTGCAAGTTCTGCGTTGTCTAGCAAACCTACTTCTTGAAGCATGCCTATACGCTTGCCTTCAATATCTGCAATTAGTTTTAATGCTGTGGCTTTTATATTTAATTGGCCTGCTTGGTCTGCATCCTCTACGGTTTTCCAAGCCTCTTTAATGAGCATAGCGTAATGTTGGTCTGCCCCAGAGATGGCTTCCTTTGCCCTGTCACGGGCTCCAGAATCGCTTCTAACGACCTGTTTCCACTCGTCTATATACTCTACAACTTCTGCCCGTTTAAAACCCGTTATAGAAGCAATCTGAGTTGCGCTGTTGCCCTTGAGCAATTCAGAAACAACCTTATTCATACGATCAAAATGATCAGCTAATTCAATGTCCATATATAGATATTATATTCCTAGTCGACTAAAAAATCAACTGGATTTTTGCTTGGCAATCTTTAATAAGACTAAATATCCAATTAAATCGTCAATATCATTATCGCCTGGATATTCTGTACCCTTCATAAGTCTATTTAATTTATCATCAATTCTTACATGGAGTTGTTCTCTTGGTCCCGCCTTTGAAAATATACGGACAGGGTCTAAGGCTGAGTTACCGTAAGCAATATTCTTTTTAATTAGCATATGAGCAATCTCATGGCAAGTATCCCATATTTCTTTACCTGCTTCAGTGCCTACTGTCAGCAAATATAAATCTTCACAACGAAATTCTTTTACATCTTCAAATACTGGTTCAAGCATTACAATATCCCCTCTATGTTTATATTTGAATCTGCCCACCAGTCTTCAAATATGTTGCCACAATGATCTATATTATCAGCAGCCAATTTATACCCAAGACTTGCTAATATCTCTGCCGCTTCCTGCTTTACCAATCTATTATTTGGATCAGCATACAAGTCATGTTCAAATGTTATAACAGAGAACCTATATTTGTCAAGAGGTAATGCCTTTAGCGCTGCTAAAGTTTGAGCAGCAGGCTCTATGTCTAATTGCAAATAATCTATTGTTTTTGGAAAATTATTTGACTCTAAATACTCTAAGTAATTAAATGTAGTTGCATCCACATTTAGGCATGGATTTTTTCTGTTTAAATTATACTCTTCGCATCTATCTTTATCTATTTCAAATGCGACACCAGTCCAATCAAATGCTGTCTCTAGTAAATATGTATTGCTATCTCTCTTTGAATGGTATCCACCTATCTCTAAGTAGACCCCGTTTCTTTTCTGATTTAAAACATTTAAGACAAATGATTCTTGTCCAGCCTGACTTTGACTACCGTAATAATGTATCATCTTTTTTTAATCAATCCAAACTTCTCCAAGTGTCTCTGTATAGTCATAGCAGAGACTCCACATTCTGACGCAATTTCTGTAACAGTCTTTTTCTGCACCACATATCGTCTATATAGCCAGTCTTTACTTTGATATAGTTTCATCGTTCTGTTAACACCGTGTTTGAATAGTGGGCAATGCCGAATGCATCTGCCACATCAAAATCATCTAATTCTAAATTATACTTTTTATTAAAATAATCTACGGTTCTTTGCTTTCTGATCTCCCGCATCTTTGCCTTATACCAAGAGTCAGCATGTCCAGGATTTTCAAATCTAAGCTTATCTTTTTCTATCTTTGTTGGATTCTTATTTCCAATATGTGCCTGCCAAGATGTAGGAGATATGGTCATAACCTTGGCTCCAGTAGACATAAGTTCTGCAATTACAACTCCATATACATATGATAGTTTAATCACAGCATCTGGAGATTTAACAAATACTGCACCCTCAACAACTATATAATCTGATTTAAGTTGTGGAAGCATGGCATGCATTTTAACTTTAGCATCATATATTTTTTCATATATATCAGATCCGCTAAACTCTACCTTGCCCCATCTGATCGGCTTATCATTTTCCATTAAGCAAAATGCTACAGAGTTTGTAGAGGCATCTATACCTAATACCCTGTTTGCCTTAGTCTTAACCAGCTCAGCTAATCTCATTTATCATTCCCAACAACTTATCTCTATTCTTTAATCCAGCATTCTTTTCACATGAGGAGCATAAGTTTGATTGATTGTATCTACTTAGTGGAGCCTTGCATTTATTGCATGGACGAAACTTGCCACCCCTAATTGCTTTTTTCTCATAATACTTTTCCATGATTCTTTTATTTGTAGCAATACGGCAGCATTCATCTGAGCAATATTTTTGGTTGTGTGTTTTAGGCTCAAAGTCTTTACTGCAATCTGAATTACTGCATATCATACTTTAGGAACCTCATAGGCTGGAATGTCTACTGTTCCTTCTTCACCCTTCCAGCATTCTTTCTTTACTGGACAATTTTTACATGTGTAACTTGTTTTAATAAATGGGCGTGTAGGAAGATCACCTTCTCTAAAATTATCATAAACAGAGCATAACCACTCAAACAGTTCATCAATAATCTTTTTATTTCTATCGTTCATTTGAACTGGAATGACAAGCATTTCTTGAGTATTTTTATTTTCATACAAGAAAAATCCCTCTTTAATATTTCGTAATTTCATGTAAGTCAATAGCTGGAGTAGGTGGTTTGCTGAAGATTTCATCTCTGCCTGTCTTGTATCCCAAACTTCCTGCTTGGCAGTTTTAATTTCTCCAATAACCTCTTCTCCATTCCAATCGAGTATTACATCCATAAAACCACGAATAGGAGGATATTCATTTACAATTTCAAATTCTTCATGCTTCAGAATTCCCATGCTTTTAATTATCTTTTGAATTCTTTCATGAGCCTGCGTTCCATTTGCCATATTGGCAACTGAAACCGCATCATTGTTATCTATAAATACAGCACCAGTAAATGCCATAAACCAATATCTTGGACAATTGCCATGCCCATAGCCCAATGAACTTGGACTAAAGGATGTCTTTGTCATTTTCCCATCTGCCCTTTTGCTGTCCATATAAGCATCATTAAGCATCTTTGCAAAAGCCTCTGGATTAAAATTACCAGTAGACTTTTTAAATTTTAAATTATTTACTATTTCTCTAGCCATTATAACGAACGACATACTTGAGGGCATCCACAAGTTTATCTATCGACTCCTTTACTGAGTAATACACATTCTTTTTATTGTTGTTTACTGTTCCCGCTTTATCTTTAGCGATAGTAGAATATACTGAAGCCAATACAGCAAACTTAGTTGACATAGCTTGCAACTCTATAATTAAAAGCGGTGCTTTTGCAGGTGGAACATCTGGATTCATTAACAATTTTACCACAACAGCCAAAGCTTTATCTAGATGCTCATCCTTCATGTACTCATGAAGATCATTAAATTCTGTTATATCACTGATTAGTTCCAGAGTGTTTTTGTCGTTCACGGGCCTTCTCCTTTTCCTGTAAATGTACAACTAGCATGGCAGAAAAATACCCGCTAAAATATCCAATAAACAATCCAAATGTTACAGAATCAATATTCATTAAAACACCCTCTGAATTAATCCGTATCCAAGCCACAGACCAAATATTCCCATTAGTCCAGCAAATACTGGTGGTGCTGGGACAGGGAGCTTAAACGCAGCAAAAACTGCACCTACTCCCATTCCAGTAATTGTTGTAAGCAATATTTCTTTCATTATGACCTCTTTTCTTTTGGGTATGGGCCAAGATCCGCCTTTACGGTCCCGTCTTTACGAAGCCTTACAATTCTTCCGTTTTTTATTTGTGTCTTATTAAATCTACGTCTAACTTTTAGTTTACCGCTTGACATGGTTTTCCTCCCAAAATGTAATCAATTCTTCTAGCATTGCCCATTCGACTATGCCCAATCTAACTTTTGAATCTTCACCTATAATAACTTTTAATGCTGGGTGCATATTTCTATTCACCTTAAATGTATCTGTGCAAATCTTTGCCCATACATCTTTATTTAAATTAAAAGAAGCGTTAGCCTCTTTATAATCTACAACAAAAGAGAACCACTTGGCATCTCCCTTTTGATACTTACCTCTACCTGAATTCTTTTGTGCTTTAGCACCATCTCTTTTTATTTCGCTACGCTCAGACATTATCCAACCTGATGTATTGTTTGGTGTCCGTCTGGACAAGTCCAGGACAGTTGCATAGTTACTGGATCCCAAAACCCTTCATGTGCATTTTTATCACATTTAGAACAAGGCTTTACTCCAGATATTGCTTGCAACTCTGTTGCTGCAAGCCTTTCTGGCTTATGAAAGAACTCATTAATATTTGGCATAAATTTCCTTGCGAAGTTTTTCTGCAACCTTTGTGTTTTCCTTTAGATATTGAACTGCTTTTGCTCGTCCTTGCAATCTTTGCCCATCAACTGTATACCAGGCTCCACCTTTTTCTACAATGCCACACATTTCTGCAACATCCAAGGTTTCCCCTATCTGATCGACTCCTATTGCTTCTCCTTGGAAATAGAAGTCATATTGTCCTGATAAATTGGGCGGTCCGAGTTTGTTGTAATCAATAATCCAATTGACTGGGCGTCCGACTCTCTGCTCAATAATCTTGTCGCCAACCTTAACACCAGCCTTAATAGCATTCGCTTCGGCTTCGCTAGACCAGAGCTTGATAACAGTGGAAGAGAAGAATTTAACAGCCATTCCTCCTGTTGGAATGTGGGATGCATGCATAGAGCCAAATTGATTTCTTTGTTGTGAGATAAGAACAAGTAATGTGTTTTTGTTTGCATAGTTTAGCATCTTGACCGCATGGGTCATGTCCTTTGCTTCCGCTCCTATCTGCTTGGTGTCTTCAAGCTTCTTTAATTCATTGGAATCTTTTTCAAAATATATTGCTGGAAGTAGCGCTGAAATTGAATCCACAACAATAACATCTACCTCTGCCTCCATTAACTGAGTAGCAACATCCACCATGTCATTAATAGTTTTAGCAGAGGAATATATTAGTTTAGATGAGTCAACGCCCAACTCTTCCGCCCATTTCTGGTCGTATGAAGCCTCAGCATCGATCCAAGCACAAGACTTACCAGCCTTCTGTGCTTCTGCAATCATCTGTAAACAAAAAGAAGATTTACCAGCAGACTTGTTTCCCCAGATTAATACCTGTCTTCCGAATCCAAGTCCTCCCCTTAAAGCTAAGTTTAAACCTATGCTTGGGGTAGCCTGCTTTTCTATCTGTACATCTACTGCTGATTGAACTCTATTTCTAGTTTTTGTATCTAATTTTGCTAATATATCATCTATTGCGATTGTCATTGTTCTCTTTTCTTAGTCTACTATTATAGCATTAAAAACGGTTGCCGTGAAGAGTAGGCCGCTGTTTATTTTTATCAATTTTACTTTGCAAAACATCATCAAGACTATGCAATACAATTTCTTCATTTCGCATTGCTGCATAAACATCTAGCAATCTGATAATAACATCTGCAATTTCTTCTACAATTTTTTCTGAACCCTGAGACTTTCTCATAGCCTCTAAAATTTCAGTAACTTCAGAATGAACTAAAGCCAGCTTCATTCCAAATTTATCATCATTATGGTTTCCTTCCCAGAAGCCTTTATCTTTAGCAATCTCATGAAGAATTGCTGACAGCGCATCCAGTCCGTACTCAGTTAGTATCTTGGTCTCCAACTTTATCCCTTAAACTAAAAACAAACGAAGGTGGTTCTTCGTTGTAATCAATCACAAGTTCCTTGTCTGAATTTGAGGCATCAAGAAATGTAAGTGTTGGAACAGTTACCTTCCCCAATGTTTCTAAAATTGCGACTAGAACCTTGTTTGTGCTCATTTGAGCAACTAATTCTTCTGTCACTTTATCTCCTTTATATTTAATGTTCCATCATCTAATTTAGATAATACTGGAACGCATACCATGCCTTCTCGCATCTTGGCTAATGCTATCTTATACATGGCTGGGAAAGCAATAGCTCTTGTAAGATTTTTATCCTTGTCTGTAAATACGATGTGAGCCATCATTTTGCCAGCCTTAGTTTGATATGGCGTAAAGCTAATTACTAGTCTCTCTTCGTCTTTAATATCATATTGCTTTCTATATAAATAGTCTACAAACAAATCGGACCCATTGGGATCCATGTCTTTTACATTTATATACCTTGCAATACGATTATCTCCTACAAGAATGAAATACATTTGTCCAGACTCTATTTGTGTCTGTTCATTATGAAATAGACCAATAGATCCAGTTTCATCTACTAACTCTACACGAGCCCAGCCCGTTCCACGTTTAATATTTTTAACCATTCCAAACATAGGGAAAGATCCAAGGTCATCGAACTCTTCTATTGGTTTAGCCTGCGACTTAATTCTAGGCGGCAAATCTAAATTAAATGTAGGTATGCCCAAGTATTCATAGTAATTATCCTTTTCGTTGCCAGCTCTGGGATTGTCCTCAAACGCTGCACCGCCAATTGAATTTAATGCTGATACCGCTCTGCTGTTAATACCGCTACCCTTTTTAGAAGCCTTATCAATAAAGTCTGCGTAGTTTTTAAACGGTCTACGCTCTATGATTTTATTAGCAATACTGTCTGATATAAATTTAACCTCTGCTAAACCAAATCTAATAGAATCTTCTTTCAATGAGAAATAAACATCAGACTCGTTTACATGTGGAAGTTTTATCTTCAAACCTAAACGCTTTGCCTCAATCAAGTATTCTGTTCTAGCGTCTTTGTCTCCTTCGTTTTTGAGGACGGAAAACATAAACTCCAAAGGATAATAAGACTTAAGCCAAGCGGTATAATAAGAAAGCATAGAATAAGCAACGGCATGGCTACGATTGAAGGAATACCCAGCGTGAGCTTCAAACGTGTGCCAGAGGTCTTCGGCTTGTTTTTTGCTAATATGCTGCGAAGCTCCTTCAATAAATTTATCCTTGAACTGGTCAAATTCTCTTGCATCTTTTTTCTTTCCAATAATCTTTCTGACTTTGTCTGCCTCAGACCAAGTCATTCCACCTAGGTGTACGCAAGCCTGCATAACCTGTTCTTGATATATGATAACTCCGTATGTATTTTCTGTAAAAGGTTTCATGATTGGATGTACATACTTAACAGCCTCTAGACCGTTTTTTCTTTTAATGTATGAAGACCCTACAGTATTCATTGCGCCTGGTCGAACAAGAGCATTAGAAGCAGCAAGGTCTTCAAACTTATCGACACCCATCTTAATCAAAAGGTTTGTATAAGGAGTTGCCTCAGCCTGAAATACTCCTTTGGTATACCCTTCATTTAAAAGCTTATATACTGCTGGGTCTTGAAGGTCTAGGTCTGACAGATCTATTTCTTTGCCAGTCCTATTCTTAATGGCATCAAGAGTATCTTTAATTACAGATAAAGACTTTAATCCAAGAGCATCGATTTTGATTAGCCCAACATCTGCTACAGTATCCATGTCATATGCAACTACTGGGATACGTCCAGAAACTTTATCCTGTGCGTCTTCACGAGATTCAATAGGAGCATACTTTCTGATATCATCCTTTGCAACGACAACACCTGCAGCATGTACGCCTACGCTTCTAATTTTTCCACGAAGTCTTTCTGCAAGCCATGTTACTTCTGGATACTTCATTCTAAATTCTTTTGTATTTGGAGAGTCTGTGTAGTCTTCAAATGTATCTACTGATTTCAAAGCTTTGTTTACTTCGCCAAGCGGAACCATAAATACCCTTGCAGCATCTCTAATAACACCCTTGTCTTTAAAATATGTGTATGTAGAAATAGAAGCAACATGCTTAAACTTCTTCTTCAAATAATCTTTAACTTCTTTGCGACGGCGGTCCTCAAAATCTGTATCAATATCTGGGAAGTCGTTACGCTCTGGATTAATAAATCTAAAGAACAGTAGGTCGTATTTAATTGGATCAACATCTGTAATTCCAAGCGTGTAGCAAACTAAGGAGCCTGCTGCAGAGCCACGACCTGGCCCAACCATAATATTATTATCCTTAGCCCAGTTAATCATGTCTGCTACAACTAGAAAATAAGATGCGAATTTCTTATCTTTAATTACTTGTAACTCTTCCTGAAGTCTGTCCAAGTAGACCTGATCCTTGTCCAGACCTAGGGCTTTAAGGCCTTCTGAGGCCATCTCAGCCAGTTTCTTGTCAGCATTGGTCTTAGGGACTGGAAGTAGGTCTAGACCCTGGTAAAAGTCGTATTCTCCAATTTTAGAGGCTATCTCCATAGTATTGTCATATATGTCTGTTCTATTTATTCCAGCCTCTTTGAAGTCCGCCTCAATTTCTTGACGGGTTTGAATAAATAGATTATAGTCTTGAAATGAAATTCTACGGTCAGGATACAAATAATTAAATCTATCTAGCATGTCTTTCATTTGTCGAGACATTTCAAAGTCTGCCTCTTTATCTGATTTGGGATTTGTAGATAGAATAAGCATTGCTTCTTCTAATATTTTATCTTCACCTTTGGCAAAATGGGCATCTCCTGTTGCCACCGCCTTAATTTTTAATTCATCTGCGAGTTCGAGAAGATTTGAGTTTATTTCTTTCGGGTTGTGCGACTGAACCTCAATGTAAAAGTCTTCACCAAAAGTTTGTTTAAAATCTTTGAGTATAAGCTTGGCTTCTGAGAACTCCTGGCGTTCAATAGCTTTACTAATAAGGCCATTAAGGCATCCGCTAAGAACAATAATACCTTCCGCATATTCTTTTAATACCTCTCTATCAATACGTGGCTTATGATAAAAGCCTTCGTTCCATGCAATCTCCTGCAAGGTATTTATATTTTCTAAACCTTTTTTATTTTTTGCAAGCAATATAATATGGTTATAAGCCTGAATAGTTTTATCTGTTTTTGACGCTCTATCAAATCTATCTGTAGGGGATATATATGCTTCAACCCCAAGTATTGGCTTGATTCCAATTTCTTTACACGCTATCTGCATTTCACGATGTGAGGCAAGCGTACCATGATCTGTAATGGCTAATGCTGTTTGTCCAGCATCTTTAGCTGCTTGAACAAGTTCGGCAGGAGAGTTAAGTCCATCCATTAACGAATAGTATGAATGCACATGTAAATGTGTAAATGACATTAACTCTCCGCCTTACCCTGTGTTACCAGTCTACGCTACTAGATGTAGTTGACTCTTGCTTCTCCTCGGCTCCGTCGCCTGTGAAGAATGATTCCTGTTCTACGTAAGGCAAATCCCTTACTGCAGATGATTCTAGTTGATACAATTCTAGAGAAGACGAGTCGAAAGGTGTCTCATCTTTTGCTAATGGAATAATTGTATAACTGGTGTCTGTTTTTGTACCAGAACGTTTAATACGCCACATGAGATTTGTAATTGAGCCCATCTCTCCTGCGTATTCAATGAGGGTAGGTGTTACAGTCTTTCCGCTAGAACCCTGCGAAAGAATTGCAACATATGGAGTTTCCTTGCCATCATCAACAAGGACATTAATGTAAAGACGTGAACGGCCTTTCCAGCCTGCCTTATAATCTTTACGGTGTTGTTCGCAGCCCCAGCACTTTCCTTGATCTTCCATTGTGCAAAGAGCCTTACGGCGATAATCTTTTGGATTTGTGTGTTCTACAGCAATAAATCCAAGACCAGCTTTATCATTATAATTAGGTGAATCTGGATCTAGCTCTTGCAAGAAACGAATCTTGACGCTTTCACCATCTTCTAATTTTACCCAGCGACCCTTTGTAGAATCAGAATCGCTGTACGTTGGCTTATCCAAAGCCTTGTTGAGGTCTTTTAGACCCTTTACTATACCCATAGTTTTTCTCCTTATATATTTGACGGTATAGATCCGTCTATTCTTTCATTATATCATGGGTTCCAAGATCGATATTCGATATCGGAAACTGCATTTTTAATACATGTAACAATTTCCTCTTCGGTCATGTCACCTGCATCTTTTGCGTTGTGTGGGTATATCTTACCATAACTATGGGAAGCCCACAAGATGTTTTTATTACGAAGTTTATTCGCAATATGAAGACCCAGGTCTCTTCCAGCCACATCCGCATCTGTCATTATAGTTATTTTATTAAAATATCTATTAAGTAGTTTTAGATTGTCTGGGGATATATGTCCACCCAAAGTAGCCACTACATTGGGAAACCCAGCCTGATGTATTCTAATTGCATCAAAGCTGGACTCTACGACAATTACATGGTCTCCAATTCTTTTAGCCCTATGTATATTAAACATAGTTTTACTACGTGGTAAATTTGTGCTGTTCTTAAATCTTTTTTCAGATATAGATCTTCCAACTAAACCAACTGGGGTTCCATCTGGGCTATGTATAGGAACAATAACCATGTCCATGTTGGCAGAGTACCCTAATTTAAAATGCTGCATTGAATCTTCATTTATACCACGAGATTTGAAATAGTCACGTGCTGCGTTACTACTGCCTAACTCATTGTATAGTTTATCTAGGGTTTGCTGTGGAAACTCTACAAACTCTGGCTTATCCGCCATCATGTCAGCCAAAGTCTCAGCAAAGTTATCCAAGACTTCGTTTTCTTTTGAAGATACAAATCTTATAGCCTCAAAGTCATTCTTGTTTAAAACCTTTTTAACCATATCTATAATTAAGCCAGACTCACCGCATGAAGGGTTAAAGCAGATCCATGCTCCAGTTTCTTTATTTATGCTACAACTAGGGCTGTGTGTGTTGTTGTGAAATGGGCAATAGAAAGATATCTCAGAGTTTGTTTCACCAGCAATATGTACGCCAATAGATTTAACTACAGACTTGATATGGTCTGGCGCATACTTCGTGGCACTTGCTTGCCCTGTGTTATGCCCTCTAACTGCCATGCCTTCTTCTTTCCCACATATATACCATGGATGCTCATCAAGAACTTCCAAGTCTCACCTGTAAATTCTACAGAAAATGCTGGGTCTATGTCAAGGACCCTAACATAACCTTTTGCCCTCATGTCGTGAGTCAATAGGTTTTCATATTGCGGTCTCAAGCTAATTAGTTGCGAGTTATCGTGGAACTGCACCTCTATTTGAAACCGTTTAATTCTTTTGTGTGTCGTCATTCTTCATGTTTGGCAAATTCTCGTAAATCTCTTTTACGATACCACGATTAATATCCCAGTCAAGATAGAAATCAAATTCATGTCCATGACGATTCTTTCGGCTAACCACTTCAATCATGTTTGTATTTGGATATCTATGGATAGCCATAGCCATATCGGCATCATACTCAATGGCCTTTGACCATGCTACCTGACTCATCATTGGCGGTTCATCTTGGTCCGATATATCGTCTGCCGTTGCAGCGGTGATATCGATAATCGGAATATTATTTGAAACAGCAAGAAGTTTAAACTCACGAGAAATATTTCTATTTCGTTCTACTTCTGAGTTGCTGCGTTTATTATCATTAAATAGCTGATGGTAGTCTAGGATTACCAAGTCTGGCTTATGCTGATCTATCTTACCCTGAACTGTAGCAGGAGTTATCTCTGCAGAGCCTTCGTTCGATACCAGTACAAAACTATTTTTACCCTCAAACTTTTTCTTACCCCATGATCTAAAATCATCAATGTTGATATCACCCTTAGACAAATCACTTGCACGGAATAAGCCAGATCCAAGCATTGTATAAATGCGGTCACGCATATTCTCTGGAGACATTTCGAGAGACACAATCATCGGCTTGAAGCCCTGCTCCCAAGCTTTGCAAGCAAGGTATGATGTAAACCATGTCTTACCACGTCCTGGCCAACCAATAGCAACAATAAGATGTCCTGGAGCCATACCTGTAGGATATGCTTTATCTATAGCATTAAAGCCTGTCAGAATTCCTGGGCTACCGCCCATCAAGGCAGATCTATCTTTTACAGACTCAAAGTGTCTAGCAGCAGACTCAACATCTATAACATCCAAGTCTCTAACATTATTTGTATACCGTGACAAGTTAGCCAAATCACTTTGCATTTGTGCAAGGACTCTAGATGGTGCATCTTCTTTTAGGGCTGACCCGCCACGAAGAATAATAGACTTAAGCTTATTAGATATAAACTCACTCTTTAGTCTGTCTAAGTAGTATCCAGTCTCACCTTTAATTTCTACTGGCTCGAAATCTTTATGGCGCTCCATTATGATTCCCACTTCTGGAACTGCCTTAAATTTATAGTAGTATGACTTTAGGCTTTCCCAAACATCTCTATGAGATGTGAACAATTCATCTACGTTATCTGCAAGCAGGGTGCTAATATCTTTATTATGACATACAGCAGATATAACTGTTGCTTCTATATTCATTCTTCGCCCTCAACCATCTTCTTTGTCTGCTCTCTTAATCTTTCACGATTTACTTTATCTAAATCGATGTCGTGCTTTATGCGGTCTATCTTATCAAAATTATAATAAAAGAAGTTCAGCGGATGCCCAGACTTACTTGTTTTAAAATAATACTCAAGAAGCTCTTTTGCACGATCATATCCTACACTATCAATAACATCTTGCATAGCCCATTTCTCACGATATTTGTTTATGCGTGGAGCTTTCTTGTATTTATCTTTATACAATGATTCGTATATGCCAATAAGAATATAAGGAAGTTTATCACTAGCCACGCTTTAACTCTTCTTCCACCTCACGAGTTTTTTGAATAAGCTTATCCTCTACAAATTTATAAACACGCTCAGTTGCGGCATCTGCAGTTTCACCTTGTCTAACAAAGTCTTCTATGCCTATACCAATTTTAATACTTTCATAGTTTCCTAAGTTGCGTGTAAATGAAAGGTCAACCTTGACTTTAGTCTCACTCATTTATGATCCGCCTTTCTATGTCTGCTTAGGGTGTCGTGGGCAAATATTCCCCAACGAACTTCAATCTCTTTCTTACAAATATCACATATTACAACTTTACCTGCCACTATTCCGCCCTCCAAACTGGTACGAACTTACCTTCATCGGTCTTAGTATACAATATTAAATTGTGTTTGAGAAGACCCTGTAACTCAGTTTTTGTAGGAAGGTTGTGACTATACCCAGCCTCTAAAAGAAATTCATGCAGATCCATTATATCTTTTTCGCTGAGCATAAATTTTGTCCAGCCTCCGTCTGGGTTACTAATTGAATATATCTTTTCTGGCTCTTTTATTTTGCCATCTAAAATATAATTTTCAATAGTTACTTTGTGCCTATTAAGAATTTCCCCAGCTTGTTTAATGCTATAGGCCATTTGCCCATACTTTTCTACTTGAGAATAAGAGTATAGAACTCTCTTCTTGTCTTTGTAGCACCAAGCAACCAGTTCATCTTTTCCCCTGTGAACACGAATTGTTTTATGGACTTTATCGTTTAAGAAGAAATATAAGAACTTTTTTTGTGCTCTGAGTCTCTTTCCTCTAGCCATCTTCCCAACCTATTCGTATCTTTATTGAGCATCCAGCGTCTTCCACACATAATACAAAATAGCTCTATGTGTAGTTTTTGAGAGAACACTCTATCGATGAACACCCTTCCATTACAACGCTGACACCACATCATAGTTTAAATAGCTTCCCATCTACCACACAAGAATAGTCAGGGGCAACATGCACCATTTGAATATGTGGGTAATCATTTACAATGTGTGCAATTGCAAATCCCTTTTGCCAATCATGATGCTGAGTATACTTCATGCCTGGACCTTTTTCATCACACATATGTCCAATTTCATATCCACGAAGAGTTTCGCCTTCGCCATTATTTCTTAATTCATATGTAACCATATGCGAAGCAATTCTGTGCGAGTGGCCACGAATCAAAGAAACCTGCATATCTTCCATATCTTTTCTTACAGATCCAGTAGCAGAAATTGAAATCCCATGATGCACATGGATATCTCCAAACCTACGCTTAGGTAATGAGTCATAATAAATATACTCATAGCCAAGAGAATCTAAGTTCCATAAAGCTTCTGGCGTAACTTCTGATATATAATCTGGAAGCTTTGCATCTACATAATTAAAAATTCTGATATCATGATTTCCTAATGCGGAAAACAATTGTGCATCTGGAAGCATCTCACGGGTCTTTGCATAGAAATCTCTTGCACCCTTTGCTTCATGTCTCATTGTTGGAATAATTAAATCTGCACTATCTGTTTTATATAAATTTAAAAACTCTGCTGAGCGTCCTTCTGTATATTTGCTGTAGCATGCCTGATCGTCTGTATCGCCAAGGTAATCAACAACATCTGGCTTAAACCACTTCATTACCTTAAACCATAGCTCAATCATTTTATCATCTTGATACGGGAATTGCTGGTCAGATGATAACATCCACTTTAAATCGTTTGTCATTTAAATCCTTATACTAAAAAAGTCACGAGGTCGTGACTTTGATGTTACAACAAATTGTAACATATATTTGGGGGTTGTCAAGCTATGTTAGCTGCTTAAATGCTACTGCAGTCCATGCTACATAAAACTCTGTTGTAACTGCTGTCTCAGATCTAATCAAAATTTTAGGAGTCTTGGTATTGCTTACTGCTATCTGAATATCTTTAGCATTATCCAAAAACCCTTCTCCTGAAGACTGAATAGATGCAGTAATGTACGGATATGTGTCCTTGCTTGTTAGAAATTCAGCAAATAAATTTGGAGTTAAATCAACATCAAGCTTTAAAACAGTTTTGGCTTTTAAAGAATCAACTGTTACTCTGCCTGCGTCTACGATAGCAACTCGTCTCACAGTTTGAGATCCATTTGTTGTGGCATTCTGTAAAGATATACCCAATTGATATACTTGCTGAATATTGTCTGCAAGTTTATTTAATTCATTTGGGTCTAGCGGTGCGCCTTCTTGGAACACTACTGGCTTTATTGTAATTCCTGCCATTATAAATTTTCTCCTATATCGTGCATATTAGCCTCTGATTCAGAAACCTCTAATACTGATTTACGGTCTAGTCCGTACTTATCAAAAGAGTCTGGGTCAACTATATGACGCTTCTTGTTCTGCGATATCAAATACATTTTACCATCCGCTATGTTCTTTATCAAGGTCCCGTCACGGAAGCCCAATTTGCCTACAAGCTTCATTCCTGCCACCGCTTCTTCTGTAGCCTTTACAGTTGTAAAGCACCAAGATTTAACGGCACGATCAGAAATTAATTTATAGCGTTTACCATCTTTAACCCAATAAGTAGCCTTATCTGTTTTAACAGCAAGACCAGAAGGGATTAAAGTAGGATTAGTTATTGTCGCTACTTGGCGCTTCTTGAGCATTCTTTTCCTCAACAAGTTGAGTAATTTCTGCACGTAGAATTGCAATCTGAGTTTCATAATTTGCGACCAGTTCTCCTATGCGCTGTTGTAGCGCTGTTATAACTAGTTCTACTTTTTCTGTCATATTTCTCCTTTTATAGACCTAAAGGATACCATTATCCTTCAAGGACGTCAAGCCTTGTTTTCAAGCTATTTATTTCATTATTTTGTTTTTGAATTAATTTAAGCATAGCTGGGACTAGAATATTTACGTTCCATCTTTCTGGAAGCCCATCGTCGTTATAATCTACAGCAACAGGATATACCTGTTCTAATTCTTCCGCTATAAATCCAGGAACCATTTTATCAAATCTTTGATCTTCTTCTGAAAGATATTCTGGTTTAAATTTAAATGCTTTTACTGTTAAATTTAATAATGAATTTGGATTAAAATCTTCTATTGAATCAAGATCAACTATATTATGCTTATATCTTTGGCTAGAAGAGGTGTTTACTCTAAGGAATCCAGAAGATTGTGTTACATAGTTTGTTGTGGTTGCAGTTCCAAGCGTATTTGCATATATTCTTCCATCACCATAAATTCTCGTGTATGGTCCAACACCTGTATTGCTTGGAGTATCTGTTGAACCGTCCCCACCCAACATAAGGCTTCCAGTAAGTCTAGCGTTTCTCCATCTATATGGGCCACCATATGTTGCACTTTGTTTTACGCCTAAATCTACATCGGCATCATAGTATGGATACCAAGAACTTAGCACACCAGCAGTTTGTATTGAAGTAAATGCTATAGCATTAAATCCCACACAACTAATATTTTGTCTGATATAGGTACTTGCAAATGCATTGGATGTTGAGCTTACTACTGGAGCCAATCCGTCGGCATCGTTAGAATAATTAATATTAAAATTTTCACCAGTTACATTTAGGCTTCCGCCAGAAAAAGAGCTTCCCGAAATTGTTGAACCAGATTTAATAGACCCAGTAAACTCTGCCCCTGTTGCTTTTAATACTCCAGCCGCTGTTACTTCAAATCCTCCAGAGTTATATATTCTACCATCTGTGGCTATAGTTAAGTTTGTTGTATTTACTTGATTAGCTGTGAGGTTTCCACTTATTACTACGTTAGATCCTATTGATATTGCACCTGTTGTAGATTTAGTTATACCAGTACTTCCGCCAAACTGGAATGACCCATTGCTATTCCAAAAATCACTACCTGCCGTTAAACTAAAACTGGTTGATGTGACAGATCCGCTGAATGATCCTGAAGCTGCAGATAACTGTCCTTTAAAATATGCGTTTCCTCCAACAATTGCAAATTGAGGAGAACGAATAATATTATTAGTTAAATCAATTGCCATTCCGTTATTTGAGAATGGATTTAATGTTCCATCGTAAGAATAACTGTTTCCAGATATAGTTCCAGTACTTACTTTATCTCCAGTAATTGTAGTTATTCCTGTCCCGCCCAAGTTATCTTTAACTTGAGATGCAGATACCTTTCCTGAGACTGTAGTGTTTGTTGAATCTAATGAGGCCTGAGTTGCATACCCAGTAATAATTGCTGACGCTAGTTTGACTGTTCCATCTGCTCTTACATAAAAATTAGCGCCTGTGCTTCTTGAGCCACCAGCCCAAAACACAATATCAGCGGCAGAGTCTGTATCTGGTGTTGCTATACCTGCTGAATAACTTGTGCTTCCTAAAGTAATTTGAGCATTTGATGAATTTAATGTTATTGTTCCACTGCTGCTTGTTTTAGATATTGCACCTGATGTTACGCTCCATCCACCAATATTTGCGCTAGATGTTGTGAATAATCCTGTTGTTCCATTAATTGTAGTAATACCATTTACGGTAGACGAGTTAAATGTTAGTCCAGAGTTGTTTAATATAAAGCCAGCACCAGATAAATTATTGCTTACTATAGTTCCTGAATATAGAGATCCTCCAGATGCTATTTGTACGTTTCCAGAAAAGTTACCTGCTCTTGCACGAATGTCTCCTTGTACTATAAAAGAAGCACCATTCCATTCAATGTAGTTATTTGTATCTCCGCCAAGTTTAAATAAAGCTGACTGCGCTGAGTCTATGTACCAATAGTTGCTTGAGTTAAATACTAGTCCTCTTTTGACTCCGCCGCTATCCTGCACTCCATAACCAAATTTAAATGTTCCAGTATCCCCAGTAGCAGATGCTCCAAAGTATCCTTGTGTAGTAACATTTTTTCCAATAAACGGAGTTCCAGTTGCTTGTGCAGTTCCTAATGATGTGTATGCAGAACTCGTATTATTATATTCGTCGTAAGAAGCAACTCCTACTTCATAAACAGTTCCAATTGCCAATCCATTTAGTCTAAATGATGTTCCAGTTCCTGGGGAGTCAACATAAGAATATGGGTTGGTTGTTCCGTTTTCTCTAAATCTAATTCTATATCCACGCAATGATGTGTCAGATACTGCGTTCCATGAAATGTTCAAGTAAGCATTAAATCCAACCGTAGCCCCCGTAGAGTTATCTACTCCTGCCGTTACCGATCCTGTCGCTGGAGCTGCTGGTGGTGTAGTGTCTGCTGTTATTGGAGATAATGGTGTTGCCGCAATAGCTGTGCTGTATGCGCTAAATGAACCTATATTATCTGCAAACCTTGCCCTAACCCATCTCTTATTTTGATTAGGTCTAATTATTGGCGCTGGGTTAGCTACACCAGAAAATATTACTGAATATCCTGAAGATGGTGCGCTTGAAGCGTTAGACTCAACTTCTTCTATTTCTATATGATCATAAGAAGAACTAGTTGGAGTTGTGTAAGCAATACTATAACCTTGTTGTATTTCTGTAGCAGTGATAGATGGTGGGGTCAATGAGTTTACATAGGCTATGCTTCCAAATGTAATCGCTGTTCCCATGTTGCCATATATGTCTACTGTTCTTACTGATCCGCTAAATGATGTTTTAGGAATTCCAAATGCTGCTCTATTTGAAGCAAGGCTCATAGAAAACTTTTGTGTTGTTCCAGTTATAGGAAGGAGATTAAATGTTTTTGTGTCTAGCCCAGATGTTAGAGTTACTAGATAATAGCTAAGCCATTTGTTGGCCGCAGCCGCTGGATCGTGGGTAAATGTAATATTAAAATCTGTTGCTGCCCATGTTGCGGCTACTGTTGTTACATCTACTGGAGGCTCTAGCTTAGCTGTTACAGTTATCTCATCACTATATACAGACTCTAAGCTTCCCTTTGATATAGCTCTTCCCCTTACCTTATATGTCCCTGGCTCTACTGGTATGCTTAAAGTTCCGCCAACTCCATTGTTATATTGAATTGAACCAGCAGGAAAGTAGGTTCCGATATTTATATTTTGTAGATATACTTCTACACGATCTACTACAGAATATGCTGCAGCGTCAAACGCTTTTCCGTTCCAAGCAACTGTAATTATGCCTTGAAAGTATGTGGCTGTTAAAGTTGGTTTCTTAGGACTTGTTTCTGGTGCTGCAGTTATTGTTTTTACACAACCCCAGTCAGCAAATGTTCCGTCTTTATATTTCCATCTAAACTCTAAAGGGTAAATAGTTCCAGGTGTTAGGTCTGGAACAGTTACTATAAAATAGTTTCCGTCTTCAAAAGACTGCGACGTATCTTTTAGGAGATCTTCATATGCCATTTAGAATGTCAGCTCCAGTCTATACTCTACGTCAACCGTCCTTCCAGTATATTTAACCAGCGGAGTTTCAAGAGCGGTTCTACTGATTAAACCAAATCCTGGGTCAAATGTATCTTCATCATTAATACGTAATCCATCAGCACCTATTGATGTGGTGTTTCCAGTTGTTGGATGTATTTCAATTGATATTAAATCTATGTTTGCTTTATCTGGTGATCCTATCTGATTGTTAAAAAATGTTGCCATGGATATATCTGGTGCTATCTTATATCCAATACCAGACTGTGGTGTTATGTCTGCATAAAAATAGTTTGTAGTATCGCTATGCAATTTAATTCTTATCTTGCTTAAATTGTTATCTGATTTGTAATAAGCAAAAGTAATACTATCATTAACGCTATACCCCAAAAGATTAATTGTTGGAATTTCTCTAGTATATGTCTTTGCAGTTCCAGACCCAGATGCAAGAGAAACAACATCATCTCCAATTCTTGCTCCTACTTCTGAGTAGCTTGGATTCTCTAAAGTATTAGCTGACCATGCGAGGTTATCTGAGAAATTGTCTAGGAATTGGCTATCAAAATTATTCTTTGAAATTCTAGTAGATGGGTATATGCCCAACTCGGATATAATTCCAGATACTTCTTGAGGCAATGTTGTTTTATATACTACCCCATATGTAGTAGTCTCTTCATTGGTCTGAATGTCTGTGCTATATATATCTACTGGGGATCTATAGAATTCAAACCCTAATCTTGTATCTGTATCTACTGCATTTTTATATGCCCGCCCAGTTGTAGACCCAGTAACAGCAGTTCCAGTAATTGTACTAGCCACTGTAAATTGTGTTGAGTTTGCTGCGGCTACTGTAGCATTTGATATATTAAAATCTTCTGTTGATAGCCCTGTAATGCTGACCTTGTCTCCTGCAGAAAAATAATTTAATCCAGTATATGTTATGATTCCAGCAGATGCAGAAGCGGCAGTAATCAAAGACTCTTTTCTATCTATACCGAAAGCAATATCTTTTGAAAAATTAGGAATAGATCCAGCAATATAATTTGTTAAAAACCTTTTTCCAAATTTAGTAATAACATTACGGCTTCTGTATATTTCTTTGCCGTCTTCGTATACGATATATGTTCCCTTAATCATGTTTCTCCTAAATTGGATTTGAGTATTCGGAATAATAGTTCTTCCCATCAGTTCCGACCACTACTGCCCTTACTCTGAGCCATCTTGCAGATGCAGTTGCTGTGGTATCTCCTTGACCTGAGCTTACCCTATATTTTTTATAAACTCCACTATTACCTATCTGGAAGTTTCCAGTATTGTCGTAATTCTTTACTCCAGAATCTAATTCTGCTGCATTCTTTTTATTTGTTTTACTAATAATCCATTCATAATAAACAGAAGAATATGACCCAAGCCCTGAGACGTTATTCCACCCCCAGGCAATAGCAGTACCAGTTCTATCAAACTTTACGCTAGGCGTAGAAGGTGTAGGCCTTACAAACTTAGTGCCACCAGGAACAGAGCCAGAAGGACCTGTATAAACTATAACTGTATCTTCTTTTGTTATTGTATTTTCGGCAGAGTCATCAAAAATTCTTACGTCTACTGCGCTTACATCTGATTGTTTTAAACTTGTATTTCTTACTTTTATGTAAGCTCTAATTTTTACAATTTTGCTAATAGGGTCTTCATACTCTTCAAACGTAACACTTTCAATATCTGTTAATTCTACAAGATCTTTTTGAATTATTTCAAATCCAGAACCAGTTGGACCAGTTGGACCAGTCCCGTCATCTCCAGTAGGTCCAGTTCCAACCTTAGACGGATCTGATACTCTTGGAGAATAGAAGGGTTTAATTGGCGCATAGACATCAGCAAGTTCTCCAGTAGAAGGATCATATATTCTAACTTTATTTTTATTTAATATGCCAGCAGTAATCAGCGGACTGTTTGCTGGAACCGCTGGTTGTCTTGCCTTGCTTGCGCTGTCTGAAGTTGCCATATTTTTTATTATACCATTTAGTCGACTACAGTGACCTACAGGTTAAGTTTGTCACCAGCCCTTGATTAAAAGAATGTGTTACTTTAGTTATAATAAATTTTTCTGTGCCGAGAATTCCCTGATATGTATATTTAATGTTTACGATATCTCCAACAGAAATAAGCGGATTTCCAAATACTTCCATCTCAACAACTTTACCTTTATTTATAACAGACTTCTTTATCCAATCAGCCAATGACTTTGCGTCTTCTTCATTCTGTACCCACTTTGCTTCAAAAGTAATTGGCTCTATATAAGAAAAGTCTGTTTCATTTACAGTTAAATATTCTTGTACGCTTCCCCTTGTTATTTCATTTCCCCAAACAAATAGGCTGTTAAAACCAGAATCTTCTAGGGGGATTGTAGTTGAGGCATTATTTAAAACATATACCTCTGCCTCAAAATTATTAAATTTAGTTGACAAGATTGATGCGCTTGTATTGTTTCCTAGAGATACCCCTGAAGGCTTTGAAACATTTTCAAACTTGGATTTAAGTTTATATATCTCTCTAGCAGTTGTTCCAAACTCATCTATTGCTTTTGGCTTGAGATCAACCTCATCTATATCCGTATTGTTAAAGTTTTGATTATAAATTAAATTACCAAATGAGCTATCTATAAAGTCATTTGAAAATTGTCCAGAATAAAAATCTGGCTCAAACTCCGCCCTCTTAAATTCTTCTGGAGTTATATCTTTTGCATACGCATAGTCAAACATTACCTGGCCAGATGTGCAAAATAGGCCTACACCTTTTGATGGAGCAATTATAGTTGGAAGCGGTTCTGCAAAATCTATATCGTCATATACATTTACTTTAAATCCATTTACTTCTACAATCATTCTTAATGAATTACTGTTAGCCTGAACCTTTACAGATATATTATATATTTTACCCGCCTGAGTATTTGCTAGTGTCCCCTGTGTTTTATTTGTAGACATGGTATTGCCTTTAGCAGTTCTTGTAATAGTATTTTGTGTATCCTTTAATACTTTTTGTTGGGATCCTCTTACCTTTACAATTCTAAGTTCATTATCATTTATGTCTGATGCTTTTTGTCCTGTGTCTAAAACAATGTAATATCCTGTAGTACCGTCTCCAGACATAAAGAATCCTAGGCCTCCGCCTCCTCTTCCGTTTTGGCTTTCAGAGTTGCTTATCAGCATAGATGTACCAAAAGCATAATATGAAGTATCAAAAACATTAATAGTTTTTTGTATTGTAGTTGTTCCCTTTTTAACTGTCTGCTGTTGTTTTGTTATTTCTGGAACTGTCACTGATTCAAAATCTTTTAACAAGAATTGATACTGATTTTTACTTGCTCCGATATTTGATATCTGGACATATGATTTTCCAGGAACACGTTTATTTGGATCAATTGCCCTAGTTTTATTTTGAATAGCTGGTTTTAACAATTTAGTTATATAGTTTGTGTAAGGAGTTTTGTTTGCAAAATTTGTTTCTAAATTTGGATTACCTTTAAATGGTTGTATAAAAAAGTCATACCTAACACCAGACCCTAAATTTTTTACAATCATAAGCTCTCTTGCACTTGCTGTTGTGTTTAAAGTACCTGCGGTAGCGCCTTGTCCTGTTCTTTCTATTGTAAATGTATTTGTAGAAACAGCAGTAACTCTTCTATCAACAACATTAAATCTTAAAAGAGCAGACCCCTCTATTGTTACATAGTCACCAACAACTAATGGATGTGAATTAGATGTATAAACTATTGTATTTCCAGAACATTCTACCGCTGTTATTGGAATTGTTTTATAGAATATCTGTTTTTCGGTTTCAAGCCCATTAGGAGTTACTCCATCTAATGCATATTCTAAATAAGACACTCCGTATCCGTCTGGATCTATTCCCATGTCTAATTCATCAACCTCAATATTTACTGCAACATAATTTGCTCCAGGAATAACAAAGTCGTTAATGATTGGATTATATATAATATCTAAACTATTGGAGCTTCCGCCACCCTCTGTTACCAAATATGGTCTCATGTTAAATTTAAAGAAACCTCCTTCCATCCATTATTTGCTGCGACATCTACTGGAACAACACTGTGTGCCGCTGGCTTTGTACCCAAAGCTCCTCTTGTTTTAACACGATATCTTCCAGTAGGTCTGAAGTAAACTGTTCTTGCGTAATTACTGACATCTGCTGCTCCTGGTTTAGACAATGCCAAATACTTATCAACATCAGACTGTGATGTTATCCAAACAGTATACACGTTTTCGTCTCTTCCAACATATTGATATTCTAGCGCATCAAATTCAATAATCTCGTCATCAATTAAAAAGAATCCGCTAAAACTTGAACCCGCCTGAAATACTCCGTACTCGTCCATTGTAGAATTATTAATTATTAAATCTGTATTTTCCGCAGAAGATTCTGCAGTAATAGGGTATGCAAGTCCGCCAGCAGAAAGATAAGCAGTATTTGCCTGTGCAAGTGGTCCTGCATCACCCAAGTATTCTGTAGTTAGAACTGGTATCCACAAAAGCTTTACTTGGTTAGCAGAAGGAATTTCTGACTGTGACATTGTCACGATATTAGGTAGAATTTCTCCTTCAGGCTTTTCATAAAAAGACCAAACTGAAGGTGTTTGAGAATAAATTTTATCTCTGCTGTAAAATTGTAGAATATTGTTTTCATCAAAAAATGCATTCATCTGTATGTCTCTGCATATTTCTTGAAGAATTTCCCATACTGTTTTTGTTTCATCAGTCCAAAAGTATGATATGTTTGGAATAGATGTATCTGTAACAACAACTTGGTTGTTTTCAGTTTTAAATAAAAAGTTAAAATTATAATTTGTAAACCCTACAGAGTCTAGTAGTGTTCTGATAACCGCAGTAGCTGAATACTGTTCTAACAACAGGCTTTGTGGAATAGATTCCATTAGATACTTTGCCCCGTCTAAAGCAGTAACGCTTGTATTGCCATACTGATCTATCTCCCAACTATCTGCATAATATGTTCCCTGCGGAATACTATATGTATTTGTAGAATTAGATATCTTAAAGTAAGGCTTAATCTCAGCATTCTTTACCATATATAGAAAATCAAATTCAGTAACCCCAGTACCAGTATTCCATAGATTAGATTTAGAATATGGAATTATCATAAGCTGGTCTTGGTTGTAGTTTGAAAATGAAATAGTAGCCGTATTAGAAGAAATTTTTCCAACTGGAAGAATATCTTCGGATGAGGATGAAGACTCTTTATTTATATCAGACATTACCAGTAAAGATGTCACATCTTTTATCCATCTTGCAGATATCTCTGTAACAGCCATAACTGCTGTTGATGATGGCGCTGTGGCCTCTACCTCTATAGATTTTACAAATTTAGGAGTAGTATATACGTTGGTAGTAGATGTAGTCCAATTTCCATCTGCTACTGGTGCATATAGAATAACCTGTCCGTTTGGAAATGTAGTATTAAAAGAAGATATAGTTGTAGTCTTTTCGGTATCGTCTAGGTGTTTAATTTTTACCGTTACCGATGTTGGCAAGTTATGATTTTTTTCAAAACTAATAATAATTTTATTTGCAATTGCTGGCTTTGTAGATATTGCTGTATCTTGTGTTTCGCTTAAAACCAATGTAGCTGTCCCAGATTGTGATGAAATTTTATTCGAAGCAGCAATGCTTTTGGCCAAAACAAATGTTTTGGTGTCTGGGACTTCTGTAATAACCCCAGTAATATTAAATGCTGCATTTGACATGCCAGTTATTTTTACAATATTATTTACAACAAATCCATGCGAATACTCTGTTACGTATGCAACTCTTTCTTTTGTAGGATTTGAAGATGTAGCCTCAATTATTTTTGCGGTGGACTGAGTATACTTAACAACTAATTTAGCGTTCTTTCCTTCTGGAGACACCCAATATTTATATTTATTTGAAAATCCTGGATAATATATTCTGGCAGTACCTAGGTTGTAATATACTGATTTTGGATCTTTATATGAAAAATTGGTTGAGTTAGATGGAATTATAAAGTATTTTATTCCAGAGTCTATCGGTCTAAATGGTCTAATGATTGTGTCTACTGGAAATAGCTTTTTATATGGGCTTGCTTTTGTCCACCCGCCTGTAATTCCACTGGTATATTCTGAATCGAGATTGGTTGAATATACAGATACATTTTCTATCATTGAATTCATATTGTATTCAATAGAGCATCCGATACCAACTGGAACCGAATAGTTTTTATTTATTATGTCTTTAGCTGCTTGAGTTTCTAGAGCGTTGGCAAGATTGATCATTATACCTCTTCCAGCGCAAGCGATACATTCCAGTGTGCTTCTACTCCACGCTTGACAAGATTCAAAGAGCATTCTCTAAACATTACCAATATTGGTGTTGCTGTAGATGACTGGTCTGTTCCGTCTGTGGAGTAATTTATCTTTATTTTAAAAGCACCCTTCCCTATTCCTTCATAAAAAGTTTTAATATCTGTTGCGCCCCATCCACCATCAACAGTAAAAGCAGATGTAGATGGCAGCATGCTCCAAGATGTACTATAGGTTTTTTTATCCGCCACATAAAATTTCCTCAAAGTTCCATTAGCCATTCTTACTGATTGTTCTATTCGATTACTATTTACTAAAAATTCTTGTCTATTATGTTCTGATACTTTTTGCCAGGTCGGGGTAGAGGTAGTAGATGTATCAAAATACAACACAGATCCTTTAGGTAATACTAGTGGATATGTCATGCTGGAATCATACCTCCAAACTTTCTATTTGTTCCCGTAGACTTTAAGTTTACAGAATCAATTGATTTAATTGTATCTATAGTTCTCTTTGTAACAACATCTGCCAATTGATTTACATCCATTCCTTCTGAGGCATGAATTTCATTCTTTAGCACGTATGTGTTTCCTCCACTCATTGTAGCATTTTGTAGAGATTCTACATAGCCTGTAGGATAAATACTTTCTGTTTTTGCACGAACAAGCGCTCCAACTTCTGCATTATATGGCCCTGGAATAGGTCCTCTTAGGTCATGGAATTTTCTAATGTATCCGCCACGAGCAAAATCAAAGTCGTCTGCACTCTTCATTTTTTTAATTAAAGTTTTAAAATATCCATGCTGTGCAAGAGACCTTAAGGCTTCTTGTGTATCAACCCACAATTTATTGCTTGCTATTTCTGTATTTCTATTTGGACCAAAGAAAGACTTAGAGAATAGGCTCTCCATAATATAAGGCCTTGATCCAGAATGTATTTCACTACTTAAACCAAGTGCTTTTGCTATTCTATAAATATGGTCTTGACGACTCTTGCTTCCTAGTCCATGTTGTTCTAAATTAACTGCAGAAGTTTTAATGCCAAGCTGTTGTTTTGCAAGTTGCAAAGCTGTTTCTTCTATGGCATTAGCCTCTTTGCCAACTAGTGTTTCAGCATATCCAGCAGAATACCCTTGCAATTCAGCAATCTTAATTCTATCTGCGTCGGTGTAGTTTTCTTTAATTAGATGTAAAATTTCTTTAGTTTTAGTATCTATAGCCATAATTGGGGTATCGTCCCCAGCCTTCATCAAACCTCTTGAAATTAATTCATCGGCATAAGAAGAATAATTTGTAAACGGCTTAATAACACTAGCATCAGATATCTTAAGAGGCTGTCCAGGATTTCTCATCCACCATGTATCTGTGGAATTTAATTGATATGGCAATCCGCTATCGTCTATCATTGTAGACAATCTAGAGACTATTTTATTTTGTGCAGAATCCCATTGACCTTGCATGTGAGATTTTACAGTATCTTCTAATGTAAAGTGTAGCGATGCTCTAGGGTACGCTACATCTGTACCTATATTTTGATCTCCATAGGTATGTAAAACTACATTTCCGTTTTTATCCCTTACAACAGGATATTTTGTAGAATGTATTACTGGAACATTTTGTGGCTCAACTGGACCGTCCTCCAGTCTAAATCCCTTATACGACTCAGCAACTTCTTTATTTCTTGCAAGTCTTTCTTTTTTAACTATCTCTTCAGCAATTCCAGCTTTAATTTTAACTATATCTTGAGCATTTTTGTCTCCCTTAAGGGCAGCCAAAAGCATTGCAAATCCTTCGCCTTGCTCTAATTGTGTACGCTTTCCTCTATTACTTATAGAGGTAGCGCCAATCATTTGATCTAAAAATTCTATTTCTTTTTGGGTAATATTTTTATTTTTAAAATTATCAAGCAAAGATCTAATTTCTTTACTCTTAGGATTTAGTTTTAATGCAGCCTCTAGTATTCCTTCAGGAGTGGTTTTAACAATCTCATCTATTTTACCCGCCTTTAATAGTCCAGATAAATCTTCTCCGTATCCCTCAAATCCAAATCTAGTGCTATCTGTTCCTATTGTATGTGTTGGGAATTTAAGTCCATCATTTTCCACATACTTTGTTTGATATATTGATTTAACAAAATCCTTGTATCTCTTAGTTGAAAGAGCAGCAAAAGCTCCAGACTTAGACATTTGAATTCTTGACGCTGCTGATAGGCCTGTGCCAGCCTTTGATTGTGGAACCATAAACAAAGCGGCATTTATCCAGTCTCCCTTTGTTGCACTTCCCTTTGCAATTTCTGAGAATGGGTGAAGCATTGACATATTGAATGCTTCTAAATAAGGTGTATAGGTTTTTGGATCTAAGTCTTTTAATATGCCACGCTTACCAAATGTTGGTTTTGCTCCAAAAAGCCATGAACCAAAAACATCTTTTGCCACATGCATGGCTGGAAGAATATATCCTCCTGGGGAATTTGTAAATAATTTTGCAGTTAACCTTGCAAAAGATTCAAATTTTGGATCTATATTCTTATCATAGTAAGAAAGACCCTTATTTGTTTTTGCCATCTGTTGGTCTGTAATTCCGCCCTTGTTTAATCTCTTTGATCCAGAAAGCAATCTCATTGCAGCTTCAATAATTCCGTCTGCGCCCTTTTGGTTAATAGAGTGCATATTCTCTATTCCAGCACTAGCAACTGAATTTGCATTAACCATAAATTCGCCTCTAGAGGCACGAATTAATATGTCATCAGAAGTTCCTGTTCCACCACTTCCTGTAATTTCTCCCGCCTTAGAGTAACCCTTTACATAGCCTCCAGTAGCAAGATTTTGATCTGAAAGTTCTCCGTCTTCTCCTTGAGTACCAAGATCCTTAAAGCCTTTCATTCTGACATCATTCCATCTTACTGGAGTCCATCCCTTATCTTTAACGGTTTGGAAAGTATCGTCATATCTAGTTGAATTAACTTTAATTACATATTTTCCAGAAGGTGCTTCGAAATGCAAATAACTGTAGTCTATACCAAATTTAACATTTTTATAGTCTCCTGCTCCAGGTGCTGCTGGGATAGTACTGTCTCCCTTAAATTTATCTACAGCTTTAACAAAAGCATCAACTGCAGTTTTAAATGTTTTATTTTCAGCAGCCCTAGACTTTACATCAGCATTCAAATTGTCTACAAGTACTTGAGAGAATGACTTTCCTGCAGTACCTCTAATCGATGGAACTGCTGGGTTTCCAACTCGCATTGCTTCAGCTGCTTTCTTTAGTTCTCCGCCAGCGTCTGTCATTTCTTTAAATATATTTTCAATACGCATAGAATCAGTTTTGCTAATTGGTCCATCTACATTTCTAAGTGCTATTAATTCTAGTTCGTCTCTATACGCTTGAAGCTTTGCAAGCTCCGCAGCTTTTTCTGATGCCGCTGCTGTTTTGGCATTATAGTTTTTATTAGCCTTATCAAGATCGTCCTGTAATTTATCTTTTTGAGCTTGAAGTTTATCTATCTGATCATTATATTTATCATTAATAGAATCACGCAAAAGCTGTCTTTGTCTTTCTGAAGATAATTGATTTATGTTTAATTGCTCTTGTGCTGCTTGAGCCAAATTACCAGCAGTCAATGATTGCTGATATTTAATTTGAGCTGACTTCATTTGATTTTCAAATGTTGAAGCTCTTTCCTGAAGATCGATTAGCTTAAGCCTTTCGTCTCTTTCTTTTTGAAGTTTCTTAATAAGATCATCAATAGCCTTCATCTTGTTTCTATAATAATCTTCATCAACCTTTTTTAAACGCTTTACTGCTTCAGCAGCACTATCAGAATCATCTTTTACTGTTTTAATTACTTTTGCAAGAGGCTCTAATGTATTTCTATATTTATCATCTTGAATATCTTCTGTTACTGAGTTCATTATATTTTGAACAGTAGCAAAGTTTTTAGCAAGAGCTATTGCATTTTCTGCAGACATTCTTCCTAGATCAACAACATCAGCCAATCCAGAGCTATACAGAAGGATCTTAGCAGTTATGCTCTCAATAGATTCTGTGCTGCTAAGTATAGAGCCATATATAATATTTTGTGATTTTAGCTGTTCTATTTGCTCTGCATTTATTATTCTTTCAGAGCCCTTCATTTTACCAATTTTTTCTAAAGTTTCTGCTGTTGCATCTGCTTCATCTCTAATATTCTTTTGATCATCCGCTGTTCCAACCAAAGAATCTCTATACATTAATACAGCATTTAAAAGTGTGTCCAGGCCTGTATTAAACTCTTCTACGTTAAACGTGTCTCCAAGAGATTCTTTTAGATAGTTTATAATAAATTCTATGCCACTAGTGGAGTCTTTAATTGATGTAAATGCCTTTGATGTTATTGCTGAAAACGCCTGCCCAGCCTTTTCTGATGCTTTAACTATTGCATAAATTTGATTTGTAGCCTCTTGTGCTGACATTCCCATAGCAACAAATTGTGCTTTTAATTGAGCAGCATATTCTACAACTCTGCCTGAATCTATGTTGTTAAATGCCTCAACATATTCTTTCTGGCTTGTTTTAGCATTTTCAATTGCTTTTCTAAGTTCTTCAATTGTAAGGCTTAGACCAGATACACCAGTCTTGGTATATGATTCATATACTGATTTAACCTTTGCTCGATGTAATTCCAATTGCTCATTTATGTCTTTAATACGGTCAGACATTGATTTGTAGCTCTTTATGCCTACAGATGTAAATGATTCTTGAGTTCCGCCAAATGCTAATCTATTAGCCTTTCCTAAATCTTCCGCCTTCTTCTTAAGATCTAGCAAATACTTTCCAATAGAAATTAATGCTGTTATTACTGCTCCGCCTATAGTTAAATTCTTTAATAGCTTAAATAATGTTCCAGCAACTTTAGCAGCCTTAATTAGTTGTGGTATAAACATTGCCATATTTCCAACCATGCTACCAACCATAAATCCTGGTGTTCCGCCAATTGATTGTCCTATTGCTCCTCCCGCCAAACTTCCGCCGAGTCCAATCATTTGTCCCTTAAATCCAAACGGAGACATCTGTCCAGTTAAATCATCTGCTGCCGCTGCTGCGGGTACTCCTAGATCCAACTCCATTTGTCCAGAACCACTTGGTGCTGCTGTAGTTGCTGGTGCTTTTGCTGTTTTGCCTTTAGAAAGAACTCCACGAATTGCATTCCATATAGCCTTAATTCCTCCGCCTGCAAGTTTATATTGCATCATGTTATTAGGAATTATTCCGCCGCTCTGTCTTGGAATAAATACCTCTGGACCATTTTCTCCTACTATGTATGGGGTTCCAGCATTAACATCTCCGCCCATAGCACGGTTTCCACCCATAGGGCTGTTTACGCTTTGAACATACATTCCATCTTTGCTTGCTTTTACAATTCTAAACTTGCCGCCAAAGAAAGATTCGCTTTCATTAACTGGCAACATTTCTCCAGTTCTTGGGTCTGGGAATCTGAGATCTGGGAACATCTCTGATGCCTTAACAGCATTTCTATTTTTTACATCTGCTGTTATAAAGAAGTCTCCAAAACCTCCAGCTGTTTTTGGATTTTCGCTCCAAGAAGACCTGCGTAGAATAAACTCTCTTCCTATAACTCCAGAAAAGTCTCCAGTCTTTCTTGCCAACTCAAGTTCTTGTTCTAACCAATCTGGTAATGCAGACATTGTGCCGCCAACTCTGCTTCTTCCTCCAAGAGTTATTCCCCTATAAAATCTTCCGCTAACCTTTTTTGCGGCGGCACGAAGAGCTTCTGCTGCGCCTTTTATTCCCATAACGCTATATGCGCCACGCATATATTCTTCAATTATATAATTTGCACGTGCTGCCTCATCGCCAGTTAAAAATGCTTCAACTTTAGCTGTATGTCTTGGGCTCCAATAGGCTTCGCCCTTCTTTGGTCCACCCTGCCATATAGATTTTGTATAACGACCACGATACATAATTCCTGCTGGCTGACGCCTAGTTCTTATAGTTAGTGGTGGTTGATATCTTCCAATTTGAAGTGGTCCATGTAATGGGTCTGTATTGGATAAATTAGTTTTTTCATTTCTAATTACCCAATCAGGAAATTCTTCTTCAAACTCTGGTCCAACCTTTTTCTGTACTTTTCTTCCTGGCATGAATGCAGCAAATTTTTGTATTAAGCCGCCCAGCATTGCAGCGCCCACTCCAGTTCCCAAAGACTCTTCTATAAAATCAGACCAATCTTTATTTGCACCATGAAGTGCTTTTATAGAGTCTTTTCTGCTTCCTTCAAATGGTTTTACTTTTACAACTTCACCATCTACAACTAAAATTGTAGATGTTGGACTTCCAGAAGCTCCACTTCTTGAGCCAGAAGGTCTGTTTTTTTCTATTGATCCTGTTTTAACCTTAAACTGTTTCCACCAAGGCAAAATTTTTGCTGCATATGGAGAATCCATAATTGCCCGCTCAGATAGTGCGTGATATGGATTTGTTGGATCTGTAATTACAGACATCTCTTTTACTTTAGCAGTGTAAGCTTTAGATAGACTTACTAATACCCTGTCTGCTTCAGATTTAGAAATCTTTCCAGCTAAGACAAGGGCTTCCAAGAAATCATCTGTTGTTCCAACCAATGGGTTGCTTGAACCTTTTATAACTGCTGCATTTCTTAAAGACTCAAGATACTCTGACGCCGAAGCTCCAGTAGTTGCAAGCCTTTCATTTACCCCAGAATCATCTACGCCATATACTCCACCACTTGCTGGTTTTAAATTCCATGTATCTCCTCGTTTTGGATTTCTAGGAGACCACTTAGGATCAATTTTCTTTATCTTTGATTTTGAAAGAGTAACCTTTAATGGAGTTGTTTTTCTTGCAACCATTCTTCCAGCATTTACAGCAGCAAAATATTGTAGAGCTGGTATTTTGCCACCAGTATTACTAAATGTTATTTGTCCAGAATTTATACCCTTTAATATATCTAAATTATTTCCTTCATTTACTACTTCTGGGGGAACTACAAATTCAAATGGCGAAAGCATTACTGGTTGTCCGCCCCCAGTTAAATTGTTCTTTTCTCCAACCATTCCTTGCAAAAATTCAAGATTCTTTTTAGTAGCACCCTGATTTACTACAAATGAATCTACTGGTAATATTCCAAATTGAATATCTCTATTTATATGTTTTGGACCAGGAACAATATTTCCATCATTTAGAGTATATACTCCGTCTGCTATCTGTCCTCCGCCTATAAATCCTGGCAATGGAAGCTGCCTATATCCTTTACGAGCACCGACTGGAGTTGTAGTTTCTAAATTATAACCAGCGCCTGAAGTTCTAACTCCAAGCAATGTAGCAATTTGATTTACCAAATCACGAGTATTTTCTTTATGGAAAAGCTCTTTCATATTTGATTTTCCAGCCGCAGTTATTGAGGGCTGTGAAAGAAGAGGTATTGTGTATGGGTCAAATGCTGCACCTCTTGAAGCAGCAAGCAAAGACATTGTTTCTATAATTTCTTGTTCTACTGCAATATTCAATTGAATAATTTTTGCTCTTGCTTGTTCTACAGTTACTTTTCCTGCTTGAACTTCTGCAATAATTGCTTGTGATGCAGCTGCTGCATTTTTAGCAATTCTTGAAGTCTCTGGCAGGATGTCATCAAATGTTTGCATAAACCCTACTGTTAGCATTCCGCTATTTTTTAGGGTATCTTCAATTTCAATTAATTCTTGTTTTCCTTGCATTGCCAATGCTGCCATCAAGGCATGCTGTTTAGCAACCTCATCTATTACAACTCCTGTAGATACGGCCATAGGCTGTCTTCCAGCAGCAGTCTTTACACTTCTTTCAATTGTTGTAAGTCCTGGAATATTTGGCAAATCGTCTGCTGCGTAAATCATAGGATTTTCGCCAACAAGAGTATTTACTGGACCTGAAGATTGAACAACTCCAAATATACTTCCAGGTTGATCTGTCTTTCTTGGAACCATATGTGCAAATGATCTGGTTCCTTCTCTACCTGCTAATGGGTGTGTTGGGTCTACAATTCTCTTTCCGCCGCCTGGTGTAGATACTATTACAGGGTTTCCTGCTGTTGTAGATACTGCTCCAGTTCCAATTGCAGCTCTTGCTGCTGCTTCTGCAAGCCCGTTATACTGTGCAGTTAAATCTAGTATTGCTTTGTGTAGTACAGCCGCCGCTTTCGCATCAGAATAAAATGTTTTCTCAATTAATGTTCCAGCATTGTTTGCCGCCATAATTTCTGGAGTAAGAAGTTTCCATCCTTCTGCACCCTTGAAAAGTGCTTTGAAGTGGTAGACTCCCTTTACAATATAGCCAAAGAAGTTTCCAAGAACACCAGTAAGCATGATAAGTGGACCAACCAGAGCAGTAAATCCTCCAGCCAATCCAAGAATCTTCTTCATTGGTTCGGGCAAATTGTTTATAAAATTAATTATTTTATCTGTTGCATTAATTACCTTTGTAGCAATATTAAGGAACTGTTCTCCAGTTTGAGCTAGGTCTGCTTTTAGTGTTTCAAGCGCTCTACGATATTTACCAGAAGCCGATTCTGTTACTGCCGCTAATTCTCGACCAGCTATATTTGCCAAGTCTTCTGATGATGCCTTCATCAAATCTAAAACCTGTAGTGTCTGGCTTCCCTGCTTTCCTAAATTCTCAAACAAAGCATTTAGTCTTGAGAACTGGAACTTGCCAAACAATTGTTCGATTGCCTGCTGCTTAGCCAAAGGATCTAACTGATCTAATGCTGATTGTAGGGTTAATAGAGTCTTTGTTACATTACCAGCATTGTTATTTACAATACCAAGTAGGTCTATTCCAAATCCTTCAAATTTCTTTACAGCAACATCTGTCGGGTTAATCAAAGATGCTAGTGCTGACTTTAGAGCATTCGCTCCTTCTGTTGCGTTAATTCCGCCTTCACGCATAGCAGTTAGATAAAGAGCAAGATCTTGTACGCTTCCGCCCAAACCTTTAATTACAGGACCAGCTTTTGGAATTGCTTCTACGAGATCGTTTAGAGTTGTTGATGTTTGGTTTTCAACTGCGTTTAGGAAGTTAATTGATTCTGCTAGTTCTTCTGTATTTGCTTTAAATGCTGACTGAATTGCAAGCGTTGCTTTCATAGCATCTTGACGATCAACCTCACCAAGAACTGCAAGACGAGTTGTTTCTGAGATAGATGAAAGTAGTTCATTTCCAGTTTTACCAGTAGCAGCAATATCAGCGCCAAGAGCAATTGTGTCTTTAAAGGAAACTCCCATTGTAGTAGAAAGTTCTTTTGCTGTTGCTACAACTTCTTTTCTTACTTGTGCCAGATTAGCAGTTGTTGTTTCGCCTAAATCTCCATAAACCTTTGTTAGACGAACTAATTCTTGGTCTGCCGCTCTAAATGCGTCTGCTGCTGCTTTGCCGAATGCTACAAGTGGTACGGTTAATCCTACAGTTAACTGACGACCAGCCCACTGTGTATTTTTACCCCAGTTAATTAATTGCTGTGCTCCGTCCTGCACAACCTTATTCATAATAGCTAACTCTTGACGAGTTAAAGCTGTTTTGTTTCTTATTAAATCTAAGCCTTTAGGAACATGCACAGCAAAGCGCATCATTCCTTCTGCATTTTTACCTATTGGTTGCAGAACCGCATTTTGCATTTGAACTTGCTGTTTAGCAAGGTCTCTAATTAATCCGCCTGCAGTTCTATGATGGTCTTGCCATACCTTAAAGTATTGGCCTAACTTCATCTTGCCTGAGTCTAGGCTTCTACCAAACTTTTCTACATCTGAAGATATGGTTACGAAATGGGATGTGAACTGTCCAGTGCTTCTAAGAGTCTCACCGAATTGGGTATTGATTGCACGAATCTGATTACCTAAAGATCTTTGAGTGGACTTTAGTTCGGACTGCATGCGACTGAGCGCTACCGTTACTTTATTTAAATCTCCGATGAGATTAGAAAAGTCGGCATTAGCAACTATATTAGTTACAATTTGCTCGTCAGCCATTTGTCAATATACTACCCCTGTTCATATCCCAATCCCATTCCGACACCAAAACCTGCTTGGGCTGCAAACGGACCTTGTAGTGATACCACATCGTCTCCTCTTGCATTTATTCCCAAGGCTTTTCTTTGAACATCTTCAAAGGACGGGCCTTCTTCTTCTTGCTCATTTAAGTTAATGCCTTGAAGTGAAGCTAAGAATCTCCTCTTCTCTTCCTCCGTTTTTTGCATTGCCTTAAACGTCTGGATTAATTCTGGCATTGATAAGTTATCCTCTAGTTCTTCGTAATTTTTCCAATTACCAAGAAGGAAAACTTCTCCGAGTAAAGCGGCTAAATCTAGTTCTGCCCAGCCAGAACCGCTGCCGCTAGAAGGTTTGGGTCGTCCATCTTAATTCCACCGCATACTTCTAGAATGCGATTGATAGTTGGTACGTCCAAAGCATCTTCTAGAGCGTCTAGATCTTTTACAAGATCTGGAAGCTGCTTCTCTAATGCTACTGCACACGCTTCGATAAGAATTGTTAGTGTCTCATCTTCTGTTGTTACATTTGCAGTCTTTTGAATTGCTGTCATGAACTTACGTAGTTCCTTGATAGTTAATGGTTTTAACTTAACCTTAGCCCCATTCTGGAGCTCGATTTCTTCTACATCATATACCTTTGTAGCCAATTTATCCTCCTTCGGATAGTTACATTCATTATAACAAATACATGTTATAAAGACAAGCGAAAATCCCCCCATTTCTGGGGGGATCTCGAATTAATTAAATTGAAATTTAATTAGAATACACGATCAATGATCTTACCATATTCAGCGCCTGCATATGCTGCTTCTGGAAGAAGACGGAATGTTACTGGGAATGTTGTTGGTGTATTACGAGCCAATGAGAACTGTGACTGTTGCACAGAGAGCACACGGCGAGCATAATATACACGCTCATTCTTTGTATATCCGCTGATTGCGGTTGAACCAGAATAATCTGGAGCTGGACCTACAGCGCAAAGCTGACGCTCGACTGGAGCCTGGAGCAATGCTCCTGCTGCAAGACCGAGAGCCTTAGTTCCATTTGCTGCTGGATCTGAGCTCTGTAGTGTATTTGTGTTTCCAATTGTATCGCTGTTAGCGACATCTGGCTGACCAAATACTACAACTAGATTTTCTAGAGTACCTTCTGCCATTTCTGTCATAAGCATGACTTCCATGGACTCCTTGAAAAGTTTTGCTGTGTCAAGAAGCTGGTCAACAGTTACAGAACCGTATGATGGGTTGTATGTAATTTGAAGACCGTTATTGGTGTAACCAACATTGCGCCACTTTGAAGCGCCAGTTGTTCCATTCAGTGTATCAATGTAAGACTCGTTTGCAACGAAATCTACTTTTTCTGCACCAGATGTTGGATCCAACTTAGACAAACCTGCTTGAGACTTGCTAATGAATAGTGGTGAAGCACCAACGATGATGTTCTTGGCTGAGTTATAACTTTCTCTTGCCATTTAATTACCTCCTAATTTCGAAATTATTGGCTGGCTAGGCTCTTTCCTCTTGGTATAATTCTAATCTATTAGAGGTCAAAAGGCAAACTATATAAATCTACCTTTTCTATCTGTAGCCCTGCCGTATTTTATCTCAAGAATTACGTCTGTGGCGAACATGCCCTGTAGCTCCTCAGAAGGAGAAATAGGGGATATGTCTGCTATAAAGACGCTATAGAAATTAAACTTATTTGAAGTCACGCTTGAGGCATTTATATCCTTTGCAGACTCGTCCATACGTCTAAACTCATCTGTCATGAAGTTCCTGATTTCTATAATATCGGATACTTGTGGGGCGTATATTGTGAACAGTATCTGTTCGCAGCATATAGCCCACATATTTTCATACGACATTCCGATTTTGTCGTACACAAAATGCTTTTTGCCATTAAGGAATTGATTCATTTCTGGCGCTTGCTGTACTGGTAGTATTGGGATTATAGTTTCAGATATATTCTCACTGTAGTAATGGTCTGGATTAAATAGCCCTGCCGCCGTCAATTTATCCCAAAGGAACTTTCTCACCTCTATCATTGCGTCTTGCTTATAATTTACTGTCATTAGATGCCTCCAAATGCTGTTTCTACTGCAGTCTCTGCTGCTCTTTGAAGAGTGTTTGGAGAAAACGAATATGAAACTTTTTTAACACTTGCTGGAACTCCGAGTGCACGGGCCATAGAAGAAGAGAATATATTTTGAAATCCTGATCTCTTTATGGATTGATTTACAAGATCGCTTGCAAAGAAGTGTCTCTTATTTAATTCAAATGATTGCTTTGCAGCAGCTCCTCCAGGTCGTCTTACTGTTACAGATGCACCTTTAGGCATATAAACAGTATATCCATTTATATCAAAAACAATTCTTTCAGCACTTCTTGGAGTAATTACTACTGGGTTTCCTTGTTCCATGACCATTGCTTTATTTGCAAATACATGTCTATGCTTTCCTTTTCCAGTTGGGACCATGCTTGTAGAAAGCTTGAATTCTGAAGATATGCGGAATGATAATCCTTCTCCTGGCAATAGATTTAATTTAAATAGTCTTGCTGTTGCAGACCCTGTCTTTTTCCATTCGTATACATGGTGCAATGACTTAGGGGATATTCTAGCTTTGGCATCAATATATTCTCCAAAGTCTTTATTTATCTGATCAAATACAACCTTGGTAAATTTCTCTTTAAATGCTTTGCTTGTAGCAACCTTTGCTAATACATGAGCTTTATAGTATACGGTAGCAGATACTTGAGCTACTACGCTTTCTTTTAAATTCTCATACTTACTGCCAGCCATCATTCTTTCTAGTCCGCTGGCTGCTTGTACTAATAATGCATTAGAGTTCAAGTCTTTGTACCTCCGACCTCTTTAGAGATGTATCCTATCAAAGCACCAAAAGGATCAGTAATTGGAGTTACCCCCATAACCTCAAAAACTGTTGGAGTCTCGTTTGGATAGTCTAGTTCTTGCCAAATGACTACACCTTCTGCAGACCTAATATTTGATATTTTTTCTCTTAGACTTAATTTAACATCTGTTCTAACCTGGATGATTTGATCGAATGCATATTTGTTAGAAATAATTTGCTTATCGCTTGATCTTGTTGTAGCTGAATTTGTTATTACTCCTTTTGCATGGCAATCAAGAGTTTTATAATATTGCCAATACTTTCGTATAGCACCAGTCTCTTCATCTTGTGAATCTACTTGACGATAAACGTCAAGCTTCATTGAGAGAACGGAATCTATTAACCCAAACATTATACCAGTATGATACTGGTTATAACGTATTCAGACAAAAGCTTATCCGCATAAGCACAACCAGTTCCCTTATAGACTTCATCGCTATACTCAAAGTCCCAGTCAAATGTGGATACATTCTTTAGATATCTATCTGCCCATGCTCTATCTTTAGCAAAGTAATGACCCATAAGTTGTATTGTTGCCTGCTCAACTTCATCTGGTACTCGACTCCAGCCAAACTCTCCTACAATCTTATAGCGAACACCCTTTCTGAAAGCCTGTCCTGCGTACTCGTCGCTAATTGATGGTGGAACCATTCCGTTTGCGACATAAACTGTATTATCTAGTAGGGTTGTTCTATCTAGCCTAATTCCAAATCCAGTCTCTGAAATGATTGGAGTGTATCCCCAATTATTTACTGGAGGATTAGCAAGTGTATCTATAAGAAGAATATCATCTGCATATAGCTTATAAATCTTTTCTACTCTAGTGGATGTAGGCAGTATATCTGATCCGCTTCCATATACAACATCTACATCAAAATAAGTATAGAAATCTTGCCCTGTAAAATCTTCAACAACTTTACGGGCATACTTTTCTGCCATGCTTAATTCATGGTAGCTCTTGTAATTTGGATCGCTTGGATCTGTGCTGATTCCTAAATCTGTAATTGCTTCTTCAATAGAAGCATAAGGTACAACAACATCAACAAATGTATACTGAGTTATAGCCTGGGAACCATACAAGTATTGCCAAGTAACCTTTAGCTTTCTTGGTCTATTTGTAATTGCATATGGGATTATGATCTCATATGAGCCAGGGTCTGTTTCTGTTTTCTCAGCAATGATACCTGCATACAATGGAGTTGTTGGGCTAATAGCAGGAGATATAGTTTGATCTTCTGTAATATCATAAATTGACGCTGTTATTGGTATTAGAGCGTCGATAATATTTCCAGCATAAAAAGTTTTCATGCCGACTTTACTAATTGTATTTACATATATCTCTGCCATTATAAAGGCCTAGATTAGCTGTAGTACTCTTGAACCTCTTTCGGGGTTGCTAATCTGAAACCTTCCTCCTTGTCAAAAATTTTCTGAGCATCGTCTTCTGGCATTGCCACAAATGGATGTTCTTTTGTAAAGGTATATCCATTGATATCATACCTGAAGTTTTCTCTATTCATTCTAACTAGGACTGTGTTTTCTGGCTGTACCGCCTTTGAATCAAATCTAGGTAGAATTTCGTCTACTTCTTCTGCTGCTTCCGCCACTTTTTCTAGCGTGTTCTGGTATATCGACCATGAAACGCCTTCATCTGCTAGGGCTGCAATAATGTCTGTTTTAGTTTTTAATCCATTTGTCTCGACTGCGAAATCTTCTGCAATCTTCTTTAATTCGGATACCTTAAGTGTATCAAATGACATGTATTTCTCCTTATTCTAGGTAAATCAATTATAGCATTAGTAAATTAAAAGTAAAAGCCCCCAAAAATTAATTTAGGGGCTTTTATGCAGTCTAAATCCTATAAATTAGGAAGCGACCTTAACGTTCTTGACTACGACCCAGCAATCTGCTTGCTCGATTTGAACGCCAACACGAGTATACATTGTGTACTCGATGGAGTCCTTACGTGGCCAGAAGAAACGATATACGGTTACATCACGCTTAACACCAATAACAACGTTATTTGGGAATGTCAAGTGGACATCGCCATGTGAACCAGCTGCGCCTGAATAGTCGCCAGCTTGAGTTTCTGGAAGTAGCGGAACTTCAACAATCGGAATACCGAATGCAAAAGGTGCTACGAAACCTGCTGGACCACCAAGACCTGGCTGGTCGCCACGGATAATGCTTGAAGCGATATCCTGTGGGTTAACATTTTGAATGTTTTGAGATGTGCTGTATAGATAATCTTGAATCAAGTTCGATCCAGCAAGGAAGCGAAGGTCGTTGCGACGTTGCTTGTACTTACGTGGCATAGCCTTGAGTGCCTTGTTGAAGATTTCACGGGAAATGTTATTTCCACCGCCATCTACTACACGGCCATTTGCCTTTGATAGCTTAACAACACCGTTGAATGCCTTATAAAGTGCATCTCCTGTGTTACCAGTATCTCCATTAAGGATTACATCCTCAATGTCGTTACCTGCCTGTGTAGCCATCATACGTGCAATATGATCCTCTAGATCTGGACCTTCAATGTTGTCTTCTAGAGACTCTGTTGAGAGTTCCCAATCTAGGCGGAGCTTCTTTGTTGTGAGAGAAATCTTGGAGAAAGTGACTGCTGCGTTTGTAGCAGTATTGTCAGCTTCGGTGGCGAGTTTCATAAGTTTCTCCCCAACGCCAATACGATCAATCTCTGTGGTGTCTGCTCGCATGCGAACAGTACGAGCCACTTTGCCGATTACAGTTGCATCGAACATGTAATCAAGAAAACGTGCAGACTGCTCTGGATTTAGAAGACCACCCTTACCCTCGTTTGCACGATGGATACCTGTGTCTGAGAACGAAGAACCAACCATAGTGGCTGTCTCTGTCGTACCAGCGGCAACTGCTTTTTCTAATGTTTCATTGCTCATTTTTTTTCTACCCTCCTTTAATTAAAAAGTTCGTTTACGGAACCAAGGAAAGAACCGTTCCATTTGGATTTTTTGAGTGTAACTTCCTGAGACCCGCCAAGGTCTGAGGACTTCTTAATTGCAGTCTCTGATTCAACTGCGTCGACACGCTTTTCGACATTGTCGATTGTGCCCTTTATATCTTCTACAGCCTTGCTTAATGCAGCATGCTGTTCTGCCAACTCTGAAATTCTGGTGTCTACACTCTTGCTAAATGTCTCAACTGTATCCTTAATGGATGTTACTTGAGCGGCATTAGCTTCTGACGCCTTATTCAAAGTGTCTGAGAAAAAGCCCTTGAGTTCGCCTAGCATCTTTGCAAAATCAGGTTCATCAACCTCAACTTCTGATACATCGGCTGCTTTTTCCAGAGTTTCAGCAGAAGCGTCTGCAACTGCTTCAGCAGGTGCATCTGCAGCAGGAGCTGTCTCTTCGACTACTGGTGCTGCTTCTTCAACGGCAGGAGTTTCTTCAACTACTGTGTTTTCTGTGTTTTCTGACACTTCATTACCTCCTTCTGCGTTTGCCTGTTTTGCAATTATTTGTGTATCAGGCAACGTTACTCTTGACTTCTTATATGAATCAAGAATTCTATCTATTTCTTTTGCTTTATTAATGTCGTTAGATTCTACCCACCCAATTAGTGTTGCTGGTTTTCCAGAAACTGGAGATGTGTATGTTGACTCTGTGGACATGAATACAGAGTCGCTATCTTCACAATAAAAGATATTCTCTGTTTGTACTTCTGCAGCCATTCCCTTAAACACTAGTTGCCCATTCATTTTCTGAATAGACAGGATGTTGCAAAGCTCATTTGCTGGAGAGTCAACAATTGACAACTCCATCAAATCATATTCCTTAATAAATCTTGTTGTTTGTCCTGTGGCCTTGTTTACTTCGTTATCTGAATCTTTAATCTTTCCGCCGATTGAGAAACCAGAAAGAGTGCCATCAAGAACTTTTTCCCAAGTATCTTGTGCACCCTTTGAAACATAAACATCTACATAAATGCCATTGAAAAAATCTCCAGACTTTGGATCATAGAAAGATTCTGATCTGAACGAAAGCATTTTACCTACTGCTGTAGGTCCGTGCATTTCTCTGATGTTGCCACGGAAACTTTCAAAAGCTTTTGATGATGCTTCTGCTGTGACTACATCGCCAGTCTGATCTAGGTTATCTAGTGTTGCAAAACCTGAGACTGTTCTTTTTTCACGATTGACTTTGGTGAAGGGAACAGAAAACGAGATCCTGTCTCCGTCAGCAGACCAATGCGATTTTTCAATATTCATATGGTCAATTATAATTTTTTATATATAAAAAGGCAAATAATTAGTTGAGTAGGACTACTCGACTTGTCTTCCTTCGCCCTTTGGGTTCCTTGCTTCTCCCGAAATGTCTGGCTGGGTATTTTGTCTTTCTTGGGACCTAGCTCTGGTATTTCCAGCATTTGCCCTAATATCCGCCTGTTGTTGTGGTTTTAATTGTACCACTTCGTCTCCTCCGTCTAGAGGAATCATACCCTTACGGATACGAACTTCATTTGGAGTAATTACCTGCATTCTCAAATAACGCTCATCAATCTTAGACTGAGTGTCCTCATCTGTCAGGGTTAGCTCGTTGAATTTAATTAATAGAGCATCTGTCTTTTCTGCAAATATTCTATTTAATTTCTTTTCAAGTTTATCCTGTGCTGGACGGCAAACCTGTTCTTTAAATGTTTTATCTGCATCACGAGCAACTGCTAAATTAACACCCTCTGGTGTTCCAATTTTATTAATTGGTGTTCTGTGAGCAAGTAATATTTCGTCTCTATTTGTCTTACGGTATTTCTCAAATGAGCCTTCTTGATTACCCGCCTCAATTGGTTCCATCTTAAATTCAGTTTTAGAATCCTGGCTATCTGGAGGAAGTGGAATATATAGAGACCTATGGTTCTTACCCTTTAATCCAACCTGGAAAAATTCAAGAAGCTTGCGCTCTGATTCGCTTGAAAGTTTAGCACCTTTAACGGTAATAATATATCTTGGAACTGCTTTGTTTTCAAAATAATCTAAGTTATATTTGCCAGCAAATTCGTTTCCAGCCATAGCATTTGAAGATGCTACGATATCTGGGATACCGTAATAGTTATTCATCGGTGTATATTTCTTTAGATGTATAACTTCATTTGGTCTATCGTTTCCGCCCGACAATGGGTTAGGAGTTTCCTGATCTCCAAAGTTACGGAAGAACACAGCCTTGCCGTAAAGCAATTGAACAAAGCCATCACGCAGGCGACGCACACGCATTGTCTTTGCTGGAATATGTCCGATATATCCGATATTTCCAGAAGTTGTGCGGCCTATTTCAAGATAGCCATTTCCTGTTGCTTCAAGATCTGTATACGCCTTAATTAAAGTTTCTGTAAATGTATCTTCTTCGTTTGTTGAATCTAACCAATCCTGTAAGTCTTGACGAAGTTTATTTAATTTTCTACGTGCTCTTTCCAATTGCTTATCATCTGTAATTGAATCTAAAGCATCGTTAGTCTTTTTAGTTTCAACAAAAGAATATCCAAGACCAACAATATTTGCTACCTTTGCATTAATTGCTGCATAGTTATATGGAGATATTTCATAAATTCTAGATAGATAATCTAGGTTGTAGGATGGCTCAATAAGATCAAATGTTGCGTATCCAGTAATTGCTTGTGCAAGAAGAATCTGTTGAGTTTCTGTTCCTTCTTGTCCAGTAAATCTTTTTTCTAGGGTTCTGTGTATCTTACGACGCATTGCTGTTCCGAGCCCTTGTATCTTTAGAAGAGCTTCACCCTCAGCCTTAAATGGATCGTTTGACTTAATATCTTTTGAAGAAGGCAAAGTCCAATCAGACGAATTGCTAATTACTATATCTTGTGAATCGTCTTCATCCATGTATTCCATTAATTGCCACCCTTGAGATTCTTCATCTCATCCTTATAATTTCCAATATCCAAAGGATCTGGAACCAGACCCCACTTTAATCTTTGTTGCTGTAGTTCAAATTCTTCATCATCTATTTTCCGCCTTCCAGATAAGAATTTAGGAGTTCCCTCATAAATTCCATAAGAACGAACCTCTCTGGCAAGAGCGTCAATTCTAGACCTATTTCCTTTTGTCGATGTTATGGATAGGTAATTTCCTTCATCGTCGCCGATCCAACGACCATCTGGCATTTCCCATACATAGATACCTAGGCGGGTCTCTTCATCTAAAATCTTTGCTTTCATGTCCATTGTGTTTATTTTACCACCTTGATGTATCTAAGTCCAGCTTTTTGTCAAGCGATTTGACAAAATTATGCGTTTTCGACCACTGTCCAGTCAATATTATAGTACTCAGCCGATGATTCTGTCACAGAGAATGCACCTGCGCTTACTGTAAATTGAGAAGTTCCCCTATACAAATTATAATTTTCTTGAACCTTTGACTGAGCCAATATGGTTGGGTATAGGGTTATATTTTGATATCTTGCTGCCGCCGATCCAGAAGATGTGTGATTAAATTTAATTGCGCCAGAGGCTAGGCTTGTTAGGCCAATCATAACGTGATATGTTTCACCAGCCTCAAATAATTGAGAAACATTTGTAGCAGTTGTTTTGTCTACCCCATTAACATAGATCCAACTAATTCCATTTGATGATATTAAACCAGACCCATTCCATCTATAATAGATTGAATCTGATATAAGTCCACTTGCCGATAGGGTCTTTGGAGTATAAAAGAATTCAAGGGTCCTGAAGCCGTTTTGAGAGTTTATTAGGAAGCCAGAGCCTGATGATACCTGAACACCGTTCCTAGCGTCTCTAATCAGGGCTGGAAATAGATTATTGCCTATTGTGACATCGTAGTTAGACACTCCAGATACGCCTTCAAGAGTTGTAAAATAATCTGCTGAATTTGTAGCAGACTCAGAGTAATTATTATACATTTTAATAAATACATACTCTAGTTTTGGTGTATATCGACTTGAATCTGTTGATGTAAAAATAAACTTTAAATATAGTTTTCTATCTGAGCTAAATGAGGATAGGGAATATCCTGGAATAACCCCGCCATTTATGCAAGGCACATATGTAACTCCATCTAGGCTGGCATGTATTGCTACGCCATTATCTCCAGACCATTCTATTTTTGAAGAATCCATATTATTTGTTGTAGGCAAAAATATAAAATCTTCAACCTCTATTGTTTGTGCCGTTGCTCCTGTTGTCTTTTCCATATATAAATTATTAGACACAGTATCATATGCCAAACCATCTTCTACAAGATAAGACCAGCTTTTATTTGTTGGATATGTAAAACTAAATGTATCTGACGCTGTGCTGTCATATAACTCAAATAAACTTCCATTATCTACGGAGGCTACCTGCAATGGTGGAATTCCAATAGATTGATTCATATGATCAGCAAAATCTGCAGCACCTAAAGCATATCTGTATATCGCTACCCCATTTGTTATAAAATACTCATTAGAAGCAGTTGGTCCAATTTGCAAATTTACCGATGTATTTGTAAAAGAGAAATTACTTAAAGTCTTAATAGACTTTGATTCTCCATCTATATATAGATTCATGGTTGTGCCATTATAGGTTCCCGCCACATAAAAAGATCTGTCTAAATATGGCAGAGTATATTCTACTACTTCATTCTGTAATTTAAATACAATATTACCTTTTTGATAATATAATCCTATTCCATTTGTTGTATCTGCAAGCAATGGTATTAGTCCTGTACTTGATATTTTTGGTCTTACCCATAATGATAATGTAAAGTCATTATCTGAATTATAAGTTGTTCCAAATGCGCTACCAGACACTGCCCGTCCTTGATAATCATTTGATATTGTTACAACAATAGAACTATCTACATCTATCTTCATTCCATAAGTTTCTCCTGGAATTACTGGCAGTAGGTTAGTCTGGATGTCTCCAATATACGAAGCATTATTCCCGCAGGGGGATTCATCAATAATTGCACTTCCAACTATTGATGAGTAATCTTCAATGTCAGCAAACAATTCAGAGTAAGTACTATAATTATCTAGTACTTCCTGATACGTCGCCACTCCTGTTCCTGTTACATTATTAGATCTTAAGAACGCTATTGGACTATCAGATAGGATTACATCTTTATATGCCATTTAATCTCCTACTGATTTTTAAGAGTTTCTATCTCTTGCTGAAGAGCCTCTACTTGTGCAGACAATTCTTGCACAGCTTTAATAAGTGGAGCAATAAATTCCCCATAACGTAAACCTTGTTCTGAGTTAGGGTCAGACGGATTCATTAAAATCCACCCAGCAAAATCTTTGTCAGTATGATTATCTACTGTTTGTTTTACTTCTTGAGAAATTAATCCGTAATGATATCTTAAACCTGGTTCTGGTTGATATGTAGGATTTCCATTTCCATCAAGAACGTGATTACCATTTTCATCTAAAACTTCTGAATTTTGACCAACTATAAATCTATAAGATACTGGATTTAAATCTTTTATAAATTCAAGGCCAAGATCGGAAGAAATAATATCTTTCTTTTCTCTTTGATCAGATGTATTAATTGTTGAAACACGGTTATAAATATTATTCCATTTATATGTTGATGAACCAAGGTTATATGTTACATCTGAATATGGGAACCAGCTTCCAGTTCCGCCAGTTGATGCTGACTTAATAGATGTAAATCCATCTAAAACTGCTGCATTAAATTCTGGTGAATATAATGGGTAGGTTATTGTTCCTGCTGGCCCAGTTGGGCCTGTAGGACCTTGTGGACCTTGTGATCCCGTTGCGCCAGTTGTACCTTGCGGTCCTTGTGGACCTTGTGCACCAGTTGCGCCAGCTGCACCAGTTGCACCAGTTGCACCAGTTGTACCTTGCGGTCCTTGTGCCCCAGTGTCTCCACGTGGTATAGTAAAATTAAATATTGCTGCTGTTGCGCTTCCAACATTTGATATAGAAGCATTTGATCCAGCAGATCCAGTGCTAACAGTTCCTAATGTTATGGATGCTGCAGTACCTGTTGGTCCTGTCGGACCTTGTACTGTGCTTGCTGCACCTGTTGGTCCAGTTGGGCCTGTAGGACCTGTTGATCCAGTTGGGCCAGTTGGGCCTACTACTGTGCTGTCTGCACCAGTTGGTCCTGTTGGGCCTGTAGCACCAGTTGGTCCTTGTGGACCTGCTACTGTGCTATTTGCACCTGTTGGTCCTGTCGGACCTGTTGCTCCTGTTGCACCAGCTGGGCCTGCAACTGTGCTATCTGCACCAGTTGCGCCTGTTGGTCCTGTTGAGCCAGTCGGTCCTGTAGATCCTGTTGGACCTGTCGGACCTGCTACTGTGCTATTTGCTCCAGTAGGACCAGTTGGGCCAGTTGAGCCTGTAGGACCTGTTGCGCCTGTAGGTCCAGTTGCACCCGTAGGGCCTGTTGAAATTCTAACAACGTTCCACGTGAAACCATTCCATTGCCAGGAAGTATTTCCAGATGTAAATATCTGATTTAGAGACGGGTTATTAGGAAAATCAATTGCCATTATTTTCTCCTGCCGCTGCAAGCATCTCTGCAATCTTTTGCTCTAAAGCCTGGATACGATCTATTTCTGCTTGAGTATAACTTCTTGTAGTTACCTCTCCAGTTTCAACATTTACTTCAACTATATCGCTCATGCGCTCCCCCATACTGCAAATCTAGTTCCATTAACAAGACCTATTCCAGGAATATTTTCTCCACCAAAATTTCCAGATCCAAATACAAGTGAGAATGTTACAGAATTAATTGCTGCAGTATTATTCCAAACTCCATCTATATCTAATTTTTCTGGTGTCTTGTATGTATTATTTGAAAGGTTCATTCCTTGAGATCTTACTGTATATCTTTTAGCATTTGTTGTTGCAAAATTATCTTCTATATTTAAGTGTCCTGATGCGCCCGCTCTTTGTACTGAAAACATTCCTGGGAATGAACTTGCGCTTGGATTTATTTCTCCACGCATTAAATCATAAATTCCACCTGCTGCTCCGCCTGTAGTTAAGTATGATCCAGAGACATATCCATAGAATATAGAGTTACCATAAATAAATGCATCGTTTGCTCCGCCGCCGCCATTAAATGAAAATGTTAATACTTGAGTACATGTATCGCTGTTGCTTGTCTGTCTAGCCCAAGATATTCTAATTTTATTGTATGCGCTAAGTCCAGAAAATGTTACTGATGTGGCTGTAAGATCTTGAACATATTGATCTGATATTAATGTCCATCCATTGCTTTGCGCTCCTGTACCAGTAGGGCCAGTTGAGCCTGTAGGACCTGTTGCGCCTGTTGCGCCTGTAGGTCCTGTTGCACCAGTTGGTCCAAGATTAGAAACAATAATGGTTCCAGCCATTGAAGAATGATATTGACATACATAATAAAGTTGTGGCGCATCAAAAGGAACTTCAAAAATTATAGTTCCATTTTCTGTTCCATTGTTTGTAATACCACTTGAATAAATATTTCCAGAAGAATATGCTCCAGAAACTGTTTGTATCCAGAAGGGATGGCCTGTAGCATTTACATTAATTATATATCTATGCCCACGAATAAAAGAAAGAGTTGGATTACTTGCTCCATTAATTGTGTAAGAACTTGCTCCTGAATTAGTTACAGTTAATGTTATACCACCGCTTAATCCAGTTGCGCCAGTTGCACCATCTGTACCATTTGTTCCATTTGCACCAGTTGGGCCAGTAGGTCCTGTAGGGCCAACTATTTGGCCTGCAGATGTCCAAGAAGAACCATCCCATATGTAAAGGTCTCCATCAGCATCAACTATTCTTGCATCATTTGCTGTATTTCCTGTTAATGGCAAAGATGCAACTGTTGATACGCTTGCCTTTAATGTTATTGAAACTCCTTGAGGTCCCGTCGCACCTGTTGGTCCTGTCGGACCAGTAGGGCCTGTTGGACCAGCTAATGAGTTTCCAAACTCAATCCAATATCCATCATAATAAATATAAGTTAAACCATCTGTAGAGTTATACCAAGCATCACCTTGATTAGGACTTGCTGGTGGAGTATCTGAAACGACAGAGAATGCAGGAGTTGGTCCTGTTGAACCAGTTGGTCCTGTCGGACCAGTAGGGCCTGGAACTGTTGAATCAGCTCCTGTTGGTCCTGTCGGACCTGTTGCACCTGTTGCGCCTTGAATACCTTGTGGACCTGCTACTGTGCTGTCTGCACCAGTTGGTCCTGTTGGGCCTGTTGCACCAGTTGGTCCTGTCGGACCAGTCTCACCTTGTGGCCCTTGAATGTTTCCAACGTTATCCCATTCAGAATTTGTGTTATCCCAAACATAAAGATCTCCAGCAATTAAATATGCATCTCCAACATTTCCTGTTGGATGTGCTGTTTGTAATTCCGCCAATGATGCATACGAACCAAGAATTGTTACGCCTGTTCCTTGTGCACCAGTAGATCCAGTTGGGCCTGTTGCACCAGTTGGTCCTGTCGGACCAGCTACTGTGCTGTCTGCACCAGTTGGTCCTGTTGGGCCTGTTGCACCTGTAGGTCCAGTTGAACCTGTTGGTCCAGTTGGACCAGTTGCACCTTGTGAACCTGTTGAACCAGTATTTCCAGTTGGACCTGTAGGGCCAGTTGGTCCTGTTGGACCTGTTGCGCCAGGATTTGCATCTATGTAATCAGAAATATCTGCGGCCAAAAACGAGATGTCTTTTGGAACATCTGGTTGATCTGTATAAGCTGGGAATCTCCAGTTCTTATTATTTGGCGTTGTTGGCATTCTTAAATTATACCATTCTGGGGGTTATGAGTTTGTGTGTAGAATTCTAGATTACCCCTCAGCCTTTCGTCATCTGGCTTGTATTCTATAGCAATTTTACCATACTCCACCGCTTTATCGTATAACCCCAAGTTATAGCAAGCTAATGCGGCTAGATCATATGGGGTATCTTCCCAAGCATATGATTCCGTAAAGTAGTTTAGGCTTTTTTCTTTTATGGATAAAGCTTTTTCTGCCGCCTCTAAACATTTTTGCCACTCTTGATTCAGGTAATAATGTTCTGCCAAATCAACTATGGCATCCCTAGATTCTGGAAACTCTTCGTATGCTTTTATTAACCAGGTCTCTTTATTGTCTGGATCGGATTTGGCAAGGTATCTCATTGCATATGCTCTCTCTGGGTTCCATGTAGCGGACGGAAGTTCAAGATATCTATTTAATTCTTTTATAGCCTCATCATATTTTTTACGGAAGAACAATTCTCTCCCATAATAATATGACATTCTTTCATCATTAGGCTCTTCTTGTGTAGCCATTTGTAGCATAGGCAAATATTGTGATCTAGGTTTACTATCATCTGGTAAATGTATTATATCTATGTCTAGGTCAAACCTTGCTTCTATCCCGCCAACTAAATATGACACGCATGCTTCATGGACAGGATGCTTCCATCTAAATCCATTTCTAGCATGCGCCCTAATTGATTTAAATGTCATTTCTGGTTTGCCGTCTTTTATATTTGTCGCTTGCCTAACCATAGGTCTTGTAGTTCCTGGTGGTAGAAGATTAAATTGTTCCCGCCAACTTTCTGACAAAACCTCATCCATGTCTACGGACATACAGTAGTCAATATCGGTGGGAATTAAAGCAAGCGCAGCATTTCTAGCATCATCAAACCTAAATGGATTT